CTACGTTGACATCGTAGGGGTCACAGGTTCAATCCCTGTCGCGCCCACCATTCCTTTCAAGGACTTAGGTCCACCGGCGACCGGCTTCCCACCGCGACTTGCGCGAAACTTGGGAGCAAACGCCCGGTCCATCGCATCCACCGAAGCCTGCTGGAAGTCCGGGCTGTGCTTGGCATAGAGCTCGGTCGTCCTGGTCGTCGAGTGCCCCAGGCGCCCGGCGATCTCCCACATCGGCACGCCCGCCTGCGCCATCCAGGTGGCGGCGGTATGCCGAAGCGTGCCCGGTGTTACCCCGGTCAGCCCGGCGGTCGTGCAGGCATCGCGAAAGGCCTTCTTAATCGAGGCTATCGGCTGCCCGTGGTAGGCGATCACGAACTCGCTTCGTGGCCGGTGCTTTCCCTCCGCTGCTGCTCGCTCGACCGCCTCCTTCGCCGCGCGCTCTGCCTCGCAGAACGCCGCATGCAGCGTCATGCTCATGCGGATCGGCGGCCGGCGCTTCTTCGTCTGGACCCGGCCGGCGGGGTTGAGGTCGATGTTCCGGTGCTCGAGGTCGACCTGGAACCAAGTCAGCTCGAGTAGCGCGCCCGGCCGCGCTGCCGTGTGCAGCGCCAGGATCAGAAAGAGCCGGAAGTGGTCGGACTTGGCAGCATCTATCAGCCGCTGCGCCTCCGGCCGGGTCAACCACCGCTCGCGCGGGCCCGGCTTGGGAAGGTCGCCGACATGCGGCACCGACTGCAGCTCGCCGCGCTTGTGGGCCCGCCGTAGGGCCGCGCGCAGGACCGACAGCTCCCGGCTGATCGTCGCGTCGGAGATCGGGCGGGACTTGGCGCCCGGCTTCGCACCGGAGCGATTCGCGTGGGCTCGCGCTCGCCGGCGCTGTGCGATGTAGGCCTCGACGCTCGCCGGCGTGATGCCCGACACCATCATCGTGCCGAAGTGCTCCAGGATCTTCTCGGCATTGTGCGCCGCCGTGACCGCGCCGGGCTTCCCCGCGATATGGTTGGCGAGGTAGTCGTCGAGGATGATGCTTACCGCGACGTCACCAGGGTCGGCCTGCCGCGGGCGGGACTGCTTGAGGGCGAGGGCGGCGAGCCGCTCTTGAGCCTCGCGATCGTCTCCCGTGCGCAGCGACTTCCGACGGACGCGGCGGTCTCCGGGGTCATACCAGCAGGCGTACCAGACGGACGATCCTGCGACCCGGCCGAGCCAGTATCGGCCGATCTGTCCTGGGTGCTTCCGCATCGCGTGTTCTTCTCCAGGTAGTCGGCCAGGATGGCCTCGGTATAGCGGGCCCGACCGCCGACCATGACGCAGCCGAGCCTACCCGACCGGCGCAGCCGGGCAACCGTCGCGGTCGTGAGCCCGAGGTAGTCGGCAACCGCCTTCTCGGTCATGAGGCTGGGCAGCTTCGTAATCATGGTCATGGTTCAACCCATCGCCACATCTGCGAAATCTCGTCCACCGGCAGCAGCGCGTCCGATTGATGGACCAGCCGTCCAGTTCGGCGGCCGAATCGTCCACCCGCCTGCAGCTGGCGCACCAGCGTTTCCGGCACTTCCCGGCGCGCGTGGACCAGCTTCCAGAGCCGGCCCGGAAACTCGTCCACGAAGGTCAGGAAGATGACGTCGCCGCGGCGGAGCAGCCGCACGGCCTCGACGGGATCGGTGTCGGGTGGGCGAGGGCGCATCGATCATGCCGCGATCGCCTCGGCGCCTGATACAATGGCGCGATGAAGGTTGGCCTTCCGTACGCAGTAGCCAGCTCGCTGCTGTTTCGCGAGATGACATCCGGAGATCTGCTCAACAAGTTCGAGCGGGAGGTGCGGCGTTTCACAGCGCCAGAATTGCCCGACGAACTTGAGCGGGACGATCACATCTTCAATGCGGCAGTGACTGCGTGGAGCGTGGTCGAATGGGTTTGGGTAGAACGCGAGTACGCCTTTGCGGGTCAGTTCGCAAACAAGGGGGCCTACTTCTCGTATGTCTGTGCCAAAGCGCCTCGCTACGCGATTCTTCGAGATATTGGTGATGTCTACAAGCACCGCAGAATGACGCTGCGAGATCCTTCCGAGTTCGAGTGCATTGCCAGCACCACGGTTTCTCATATCTCGATTGGAGACGGCGGATTTTCTGGAACGGGCAATGTCTATAACGAGAGCGGCTTCCGGGTGGCTCACAAGATCCGAGGCACCTCTGGTGAGGCAGATTTCCTCCAGGTTTTCGGTGAGGTGCGGTCGTTCTGGCGAGAGCACGACCGCTGGCTGAAGCGGACGGCGGCCTAGCAGCTCCCCGCCACTTACAGTCATGCTGCCCCTCCCGGCATCCCGTCATGGGTGCGGCCGTCGAGCGTGCGGCCGGCGCGGCGCTTGCCGACGCGGTAGAGGTCGGGCTCGTCGTCGCCGTGGCCGTTGCGGCCGTCCGCGGGCGTCTGGGTGCCGAAGTGCCAGCCTTCGTTCCACCAGGTGGTGGTCTGCTCGGTGCGCGTCGGAGGGGCGCCGCACGCCTCGCCGGGCGCCCACTCGCCCCACTGCTTGAAGAAGAAGGGCACCCCGGCTGCGGCGCACTGGTCGCGGATCGAGCGCGCCCAGTCCGGGTGCACCGGGCGCGCGCGCGGGCCGCTCTCGCCGCCGGCGATGACCCAGTCGGGTTGCCCCGCTTTGGGACATGGCGCGGCGTGGCGGCGGTCGAACGAGCCGAAGAACCCGCGGCCAGCAAAGTCGCAGTAACATTCGTCATCGTCGGCGAGACCGAGATCAAGCCCGCCGAGCAGTGGTTCCAGGCTCCAGAAGCGCACTGCCGCAGGAGTGGCCTCAAGTTGCGGTCGCCGCTCGTCGTACCGCCGTTGATCCTCGGCCGAGACGCCGAGCCAGATGCCAGGCGGCGGCTTCCCGGGCCCGTATTCCTCGAGCGTGGCCCGCGCGTCGCCCCACCGCCGATCGAGCGGGTCGGTCCGCTCCATGACGTGCATCCCAGCTTCCGCGTTGACCTGCCCCCAGAACGCCTCGCTTTCGAGGATCTCGCGCATCCGATCAGCGCGCTTCGTCAGGATCTGGATCGTGTGGCCGCGGAGGTGAACAGCGGCGACCGCGACGGCAAAGAGGCTCGCGATCTCGGCCGCGGGCAGCGCCTCGTGGAACCAGTCGGCCATGCTGCTGGCGAAGATCCGCGCCGGCTTGCGCCAGCCGAGCGGCGCCGTCAGCCGATCCCATTGCACCTCGACCTTGCCGGTCCAGCGCGGACCCGAGCTCGTGCGCTCGGCAAAGCCGTGGAAGGGCTGGCCGGGATCTGAGAACCGGGCGGCGATCGCCTCGGCATAGCAGCCGCCGTGCTTCCCTGGCCCGCCGCAGCCGGGGGACACGCGCGTGCATCCCCGGATGGGGTTCCAGTCGGACCGGTCGGTCCATTCGATCTTCGAGACCGTCACCGTTCCCTCCTCAGCAGTCCGAGCCGATCTGGTCGAAGTCCCCACCCAGCATCCGCACCTCGACCGGCCGGCCTTCCGTGGCCGCGCGCTCTATCCCGCGCCGCATGCCGGCGGAGATCCCGAGATCGGCGTAGACGACGGTGGCGTCCGCGACCGAGCCCCAGGCGAGCCCGGCCTCGATGCCGAGCAGCCGTTCGTCCGACCGGTCGTCGTCGAGCACGCCCTGCTGCGTGTAGAGGAGGTGCGACGCGATCGGCGCCTCGCCGCGGCGCAGGCTGTCGCGCAGGCAGCGGCGGGCGTAGGCGAGGTTGCGCTCGCGGTGGCCGGCGTAGGGGGATTCGAGGATCACGCGGCGGGGCCGGGTGTTCTCCGGGGGCGATGACGAGGGACTCATGCCGCCGCCTCGTCGATCTCGCATGCGAGTGCTGGCGCGTTGTCGGCCATGATTGCGGCGACGCAAGCCCGCATCTTCCGGACCGAGACCGCGTTCCCGATCTGCTTGATCTGGTCGGTCTTCGTGCCTGCGAATTCGTAGGCTTGGTCTTCGTCGGCGAAGCCCATGGCGGCTGCGAGCTCGTGTGGCTCGAGCATGCGGAAGAAGATGTCGTAGCCCTCCACGCCCTCGATCAGGTCGACGTGGCCGGTGGCAGCGACGGTCGGTGCCGGATCGTCGACGCTGTGCACCCGCGGCGCCTGGCCGGCGCGCTCGCCGTGCTGGGCGGTGATGAAGGCCAGCTCGCCGCGATTGGCGCCGGTGACGGTCGGAAGGGGTTCGCCGGCGTCTCGCGTCCGGTCGCTCTGGTCCCGGTGCGTGACGGGCATGACGATCGCGAACTCGCCGCCCTTGGCCGTCGTCATCGTCGGCACGGGCTCTTCGGTCGATCGTGCGCCGTTGCCGCCCTTGGTGTGCGTGACCGGCACGACCATGCCGAAGCGACCTTTCGCCGTGACGGTCGGCAGAGGCTCCCTGGCCGAGCTGCAGGTCTCGCCCGATCCCGAGCCGTAATAGGGCGAGATCAGCGCGTGCGAGGAGCCGTTGCCGCCGGTGGTCTGGGTGGGCACCGGCTCGGCGACCGAGCGTGGCGCGCCGCCGGAAGCCTGCGAGAGGATGAACGGCTCGACGACCATCGGCCGGGCGCATCCCGGGCGCTTCCCGGTGCCGGCCCCGCCGGTGGTGATCGTCGGCAGCGGGTCGTCCGGCGAGCGCGCGACGCCGCTGCTGTGCTGGGAGAGCAGGATGGGCTGCGCGAGTCCGATGTGCATCCCGTTCGCCGCGATCGTCGGCAGGGGCGCATCGACGCTGCGGCCGGCCATGTGCTGGCGCAGGATGACGAGGTATGGTTCCGGCCAGCCGAACTTGAGCGCCCCGGCGTAGATCCTGGCCAGCGTCTTCGCCGCCAGCGGCTTCCGGCGTCGGAAGATCGAGCGCCCCCTGATCGACCAGTCGATGATGTCGCGGGCCGGCCGCCACGGCTTGATGCCGGGGAACAGCGCCAGACCCTCGCCGGGCCGCTTCGCGTGCGTCGGCGTCGGCCACGACACCGACCGCCCGTCGTTCCGCGCCATCAGGATGAAGCGCTGGCGGGTGGTCGCGTCGCCATAGTCTGCGGCGTTCAGCTTGCGCCACTCCGGGTCGAAGCCGAGCCGCCGGATCGTCTCGATCCAGGCGTGGAAGTATTCGCCCTTACGGCTCGCGATCGGCCGCCCGGTCTCGTGGTCGACCGGCCCCCAGCCGGTGAACTCCCAGACGTTCTCGATGATGATCCGCTTCACCCGCAACTCGGTCAGCCAAGTGATGATGTGCCAGGGGTCGGAGCGCTGCTGGTCCGAGGTCGGCTTGCCGCCGCGCGCCACGCTGTGATGGGTGCAGGTCGGCGACGCCATCAGCAGGTCGAGGTAGCCCTCCGGCACGATCAGGTGCGGGCGGACGGTCGCGATGTCCTGGACGTAGTGCCGGGCCGTCGGGTGGTTGCGGCGGTGCGTGTCGATCGCCACCGGCCAGTGGTTGACGCAGGCGAGGACGATGTCCTCGGGCGCATGGCCGAGCGCCAGCAGCGCCTGGGTGCAGCCGGTGGACGAGCCGCCGGCGCCGCAGAGCAGGTCAGCGACCAGCACTGGGCGCTTCATGCCGCAGGCTCCATGGCGGGCAGGCTGATGATGTGGCGGTAGACCCGCCGGCAGGCGCGGACGTCGACGAGGGCGTTGTGGGCGCCGTCGAGTTCCTCGCCGAAGAAGTGGGCGATGCACTCGCGGAGGTTCGGCGCCTTGAACTTGTGGCCGAAGCCGGTCGCCCGCATGCGCTCGGTCGGTGGGAGGCGGAGGATCGGCTCGGCCATGTCCTTCGTGCAGGCGGCCGGCATAGCGGCGATCTCGGCCAGGACAGCCGGCTTGCCCAGCGCGGCGAAGGCCAATCGGATGATCTCGACGTCGAAGGCGACGTTGTGCCCGACCAGGAGCTCGGCCCGGCGCGCGAGGCGCAGCCACATGCCGAGCGCGGCCTCGATGGCGATGCCGCAGCGCGCGGCGATCGTGTCGTCGATGCCGTGGACCCGCGCGACCTCCGGCGGAATCGCGCGCCCCTCCTGGTCGACGATGACGGAGAAGCTGCCGCGCTCGACGGCGTCGACCTCGAGGATGGCGGCGAGCTGGACGATCTGCGGCTGGTTGGCGTGGTCGAGCGGCAGGTCGTGCCGGGGCAGGCCGCCTGTCTCTGAATCGAAGTAGAGGATGGCGGAGGGGGCGGTCACCGGCCGAGCTCCTCGCGAGCCTGCCGGATGGCGTCCGTGTAGCCGTTGAACACCGCGGGGTCGCCGCCGCGATCCGGGTGGTGGAGCTTCACGGCCTGGCGATAGGCGGCTTCGGCGTCCGGGAGCGTTGCCGCCGCCGTCACGCCCAGCACGTCGCGCCAGGGACGCGCCAGCTGCCCGCTCGCGTCCTTCGGTGGCGGCAGGGCAGCATAGCCGCGGAAGGCTGCCCGGACGATGTGCAGACCGCCGTGGCGCAGCTTCGTCCGCTCCGCCTCGATCACCAGCGAGATCGCCTGCAGGTTCTCGGCCGGCGTCGGATAGCGGTCGACCGCAATGCAGCCGTCGATCCCGTCCCAGCGGAAGTAGCAGGCGACGCCAGGATCCCGCGGCTTCTCGTCCATCAGCGAGACGTTGGACGAGATGATGACGCTCTCGACCTTTCGCCCCGTGTCGGAGCTGAAGCGGCGCAGCTCTTCCATGACGTTCTTCGCCGCCGCCGATGTGCCGGTGCGAAACCGGCTCGTCGTGCGCGCGCCAGTGCGCGGCCAGCCGAGCGGCCACGCCAGCGGATAGGCCGTCGTCACAGGGGCACCTTCTTCGCGATGCTGGCGAGCGCGAGCCGCGGCTGGCCGAAGAGTGGCGATTGCAGCCCGGGCACGACCTCGATGTTCCGGGCCCGGGCCATCGCCCACAGCTCGTTGAACTCGTCGAGGCGCTCGCGCATGGCGGCGGCCAGCTCGGCGTCCGTCATTTCGAGGGGGTTGCGGCGCAGCTCGGGCGGGAGCGGGCGGTCGGGTGCCGGGGTGGATTCGGTGCCCATCAGAACACGACCTCGCCGACGTCCTGCTGCTCCGCCGGTCCGTTGCCGCTCTCGTCGCCGTCCTCGTCCTCGTCTTCGTCCGGCGGCGGGAGGTATGGGCGGTAGCGCTCGTACGGCTTGTTCGCCTTCTCGACCGTCGCGAGATCGGTGTAGGTGACGCCGAAGATCGCGCCGCCGGCGTAGAAGTGGCTGACGAAGCCTTTCGCGAAATTGCCGTCGGTTGGCACGTCGACCTGCAGCATCGTCGAGCCGAACCGCTCTACCTCGCGGATGCGGCCGACGTGCTTGCGGTGGCCCATGATCTCGACGATGGCGTACTCGTCGGCCGGGGCGTCTGCCTCCGCCGCCGGGGCGGCCTGCGCGTCCTGGCTCATGCTGCGCTCCGCTGCGTGTCGGCGTCCAGCCGGTCGCGCGGCGAGCCGGCGGCGCCGTCGGCCGCGCCCGGCAGATGATCGGCCGGGTCGGGTTCGGCAGCGGGGCTGTCGGCGGATTCCGGCGCGGGGTCGGGATAGCGGCGCGGCTGGGACGGCTGGACGGTGATGGTCACGCCCTCCAGGTCGGCCAGCGCCTCCCGGGCCTTGGCCGCGACGCGCTCGGCGGCGGCCAGCGCGTGGGCCGTGACGGCCATCTTGGTCGTGTGCGTTGCGCGGCGCGGCACCGGCAGCGAGATGCGGACGTCGACATCGATCCGGTGGGTCATGGCTGCTGTCCTCCTCAGGCGGTGGTGGCGGTGATGCGCTGGCGGGCGTCGGCGAAGCGGGCCTCGATCGCCTTGGCCTCCTGGCGCTCGGCCTCGACGTCCGAGCCGGCCGCGGCGTCGATCCAGTCGGCGTTCGCCTCGCGCAGGCGGTCGACCGTGGCGATGTCCTGGGCCTCGGCCAGCCGATCGGCGATCTGGCCGCGCCAGGCGGTGTAGTGGGGCGTGCCGTCCTGCCGGCGCGGCATGGCGATCTGGTAGGGGGCGAGGTCGACGGCGGGCGGCTCGTCGGCGGCGGTCGCCTTGGTGTCGGCTGTCGGCGGGGGTGTCTTCTCCGGCGCTGCCGCTGCGGCGGCCGGCTTCCCGGCCTTCGCGCCCGCCGCCTGGATCTTCAGCGCCTCCGCCGTCACGGTGGCCTCGTCGTCGGGCGCCTCGCCGTTCGCCTGCTGCTCCTCGCGCTCGCGGTCGGCGGCCGTCGCGATCGACTGATAGTTGCCGCGGTTGGCGTTGATCAGCCCGCGCTGTTCGATGCTGATCTCGCCCCAGAACCTGCGGAAGGCCTCGACCCCGGCCTCGGCGGCCGACATGGCGTCCAGCTCGAGGCGGCGATGCTCCGGGCTCTTGCCGCCCTCGGCCATGGCCCAGGCCGCGAGCTTCCGCCCCAGGGCCTCGTCCATCACCTTGCCCTCGGCGAAGAACGGGCGAAGCATGCCCGGGCACTTGCCCTGCGGCCGGGTGATGTCGAACTCGCCGTCGCCCAGCATCTGGGCCACGATCGTCAGGTCGTACCAGAGCGTCCGCTCCTGGATCGGCACGACGGGCCCGCGCACCTTGATCGGCTTGCCGTTGGCGTCGCGGCCGTCGATCAGCGGCTCCTTCGCCCGGGCGCAGAGGATGATGTGCATGTCCGAGCCCATCAGCCGCTGGGTCATCTTCGCGAGGCGGCGCTTGGGCTTCTTCCACTTGGCGAAGTTGTCGCCCGGAATCTCGTCGACCATGTCGAGGATGCCGCCCTCGCCGAACCAGGCGTGGCTGATGCTGTCGATGACGAGGACGTTGACGCCGGCCTGCTCGATCTCGTCGAGCGCCTGGATGTAGCGCTCGGGCGTGAAGGGACGGCTCAGCTGCGCGTAGAGGTAGCCGCCGTCGATATGGTCGGTGTAGGCGCGGCCGCGCTGCCCGCCCTCGGTATCGAGCAGCATGCGCTTCTGTGGGTCCGGCTCGATCCCGGCGGCCAGCCGCAGGGCCGACATGGTCTTCCCCGTCTCCGACAGGCCGTAGAGGCTGACCATCAGCTTCATGCCGCGGCGGGTGACGGGGGCGATCTGCAGGATGGGCATGGGGCTCCTCAGGGCGTGGCGGCGACTTCGGCCGCGCGCTGGTCGGCGGCCGTCGTGTCGGTGGCGGGCGGGGTGAGGCGGACGCCGCGGAGGATGCGGGCGACGTCGAAATGCCCGGCTTCGCTGTCGGCCTGCAGGCGGCGGTGCTCCCACTCCGGCAGGTCGAGTTCGACGACGTCCTCGTCGCCGTAGCCGGGCCAGGTGCCCGTCCGCAGGCAGCGGGCGAAGAGGGCGAGGGCGCGGTCGTTCTTCATCCGCCCGCCGGTCAGCGTCGCCGGCGTCAGGCGGGCGACGACGACGGGGTAGGGCGGGTCCGACTGCTGGATGACGTAGGCGACCGACGGGCGCTCGATCAGGCCGAGCGCGCGGGCGCCGCGGATCAGCCAGTCGCCCTTCTGGTCGTAGCCATAGGTGACGAGCGCCTTGCGCAGATCCTCCGGATGGACGCTGCGGGCCGTCATGTAGTCGACGATGATCGGCCCGCGGTCGGGCAGGTAGTCGGGCCGGGCGCGGCACCAGACGCCGAGATAGGCGTCCTGCCAGAAGAGGCTCATCTCCGGCCGGCCGCCGCGGAAGGCGTTGGCGGCGAAGGGGTGGGCCTCGATCGCTTCGCGCATGGCGCGGATGGTGTGCCAGTCGGCCGCCGCGATCGCCGTCCTGCCCTCCGCCTCGATGCGCTCGACCGTCGCCCGGCCGATCGCCGACCGGTTGCTGTGGTGCGGCGACAGGGTGACGTAGCGCCGCTCGAAGGCCTCGCCCTCGAGGATCCAGGTATGAGCCGCGGTGCCGAGGCTCTGCGCCCGGCTCGGCACCGGCGGGTCGAGCCGGCGGTGCCAGAAGATGGCGGGGCACATCTGGTGCAGCAGCCGGGCGCCGCTGTTCGACAGGGACGGCTCGGGGCAGGGGTCGGCGTGATAGGCCTCGGCGGGCATGCGATAGATGCCGGCGACGCGCACGACGCCGTCGCGCGCCGTCTTCTGCAGCGGGTAGGGCGGGCGCGGCCGGGACGGCTTGCGCTTGCGGGGCTCAGCCTTCGGCGCCGGCGTCTCGCCGGCCGGCAGCTCGGCCGCCTCGCCGGCGACCGGCGGGAACGCCCAGGCCGCTTTCGCCAGGAAGGCGGTCCAGGCCGCCTCGGCCAGCCCCATGAAATAGAGCCGGTCGCCCTTGCCGCGGTGGACGTACGAGACCTTGCCGCCGCCGGCCCAGCGCAGCAGGTCGCGCTTCTTGTCGATCGGCGCCAGCATCGTCGCGCCGCGCTCGACCAGCCATGCGGCGAAGCGCTTCCTTCTCCGATTGAAATCGCTTGGCGTCATGCCGACAGGCTCCCGATCGCCGGCAGCCGCTCCCATTCGCCCTGCGGCAGCTCGGCCGTTCCGCCGGCCTCGAGGCGCACCACGGCGGTCGGGATGCGGCCGCGGTTGCTGACCCGTTCGACGATCCCCTCGAGGTCGTCGAGCATGTGCCGCACCCGGTCGCCGGGGCGCAGGCGGGTGGTCATGCGCGCCCCTTCATCTCAGGTTGCCCCTCGAACCGGGCGATCATCTCCTTGAACAGGGCGATGAGGTCGCGCCGGTCGGCGCCATTCGAGATGAAGTTGCACCGTCCGTCCGTCGCTCCGAACGGGAAGCAGAGCAGGACGAACCCGACCTTGCGATCGGGGCCGCGCGTCGTTCCGTTGAAAGTGACGTCGATCGCGCTGGCAACCGCGTTCATCTCCGCCAGGAATTCGGGCTGGATCGGGCCGTCGCCGAGGCGGGTGCTCACTCGCCGTCCCCCTTCACGACCGCGGCAGCCACTCCGCCCTGGTCCTCAAGCACCCTCCTCAGCTCGATCAGCGAGCCCCAGGGCGACCGACCGTCAGCACCCGGCTGGTCCGCACCCCAGACGGAGCAGACCTCGCGGGCGGCCGCCTGCAGGGCAGACAACTTGCGCTCGGTCTCCTGCAGCGCGCGCTCGAGCGCGAACGGGTCGGCTATCGGGCGGACGCCGCTCACCGGCCGGTCCTCGACAGGTCCAACCACGCCTCGTCGACCATGCGGCCGAACTGGCGGCGCAGCTGGTCCGGATCGGCCGACAGCGCCAGGACGTGCCCGGCGCAGGCCGCCAGCACCATCAGGGCGTCGATTGGACGGCCGCTCCAGATCGTCCGCAGGACCGTCTCGGCCTCCTGCAGCCGGTCGCTGGCCCGGACCAGGTCGGCGTTTGACGGCGCCGCGACGGGCGCAACCGCCAGAGTCGCCGTCACAGCGCCACCGCCCGCGGCGTGATCAGCGCCACCGTGATGATGATGGTGAGGACGGCGACCGCGACCGGGCCGGCGACGCGGCCGGCGAAGCGCCGCGCCTGGTCGCTCCAGGCGACGTCCGCATTGTCGCGCCGGGGGCGGCGGGTGACGGCCATGCTGGGCGGGTAGACCCGCGGCAGCAGGGGCGTCCGATAGCGGTGCGGATAGCAGTCGTCGACGAAGGGCGGCACGGCGGCCCGCTCGAGGCTCCCGGTCATGGTCTCGGCTCCGTCCTGGGGGTGATCCGTCGCCCGCCGGCGCGGCGGCTCGGGCGGGTCGCGGAAGTCGAACTGCGGCACGGTCGACGTCGTCAGCGCGCGCCACGCGTCCGGCAGCGCAGCGCGCTCGGCCGGCGACAGCGGGCGGGTGATGACGAGGGTGTGGGGCATCTCAGATCTTCAGGATGCGGATGGCGGGAGCGACACCGGCCGGCGTCTCCCAAGCCTCGCCATCGGCGAGCCGCCTGCGGATCTCGCCCGCGAAGAGCGCCAGGGCCGGGTCCGCCAGCACCTCGGAGAGCTGCTCCAGCTGACTGCTGCCGTCCCGCTCGACCTGGACTGTCGTGTCTGCAAGCCAGCCGATCGGCTCCGGCTCGTCGCGGCCCGTCGACTGGAGCCGTTGCCAGTCGGCCGCCATGAACGCCTCGATCCGCGGCGCCAGGAGGGTCGCCTCGCCCACCAGCTGCGAGAGCGGGGCGCGCGGGCCGTGGATGACGGCGGCTGCGGCCATGGCGAGGCCGCGGGCGAGGAGAACAGGGTCGGTCGACACGGCCGCCTACTCGACGTGCTTCTGGCAGGTGCGGCGGACGGCGGCCTTGAGGGAGGCCGCGGGCTTTGGAGGCATCGGGTCCTCCCGGTTGACATGATCCGAGCGTATTCATGCAGCATGAAGTATGCAACAAGAAACTTCATGTAGCTTGAATATCTGGATTGCTTGCCCGTGCGGAACCCCGGAAAAACCTATCGACAACAGCGAGCGCCAGTAGTGAACTTCCTCATCGAAAACGGGCGCGAAGAACCCGCGTCGATCTCGCGGTTTCAGGAGGGGGGAATGCGGAGCTTTGCCAGGCTGGCCGGCGCCTTATTGTGGGCGCTCGCCCTGACGGCTTGCGCTCAGACGCGCTTCCAAGAGACGCAGTTGGACAGTGCCGAGGCAGCAATTCGGGCCAACAATCAACCGGAGGCCGCTCGCATTCTGTCGGCTTACCTGGCCGATCAGAACCCGGATGGCGCCCGGGCGCGCGCGATCCTGGCGAGCAACGCAGGGTTTCGAACGCAATTCACGGCATTGATCGCGAAGCAGCTTGAGGAGGAGAACTCCTACATCAGCCTAGGGCGACGCCTTCGGGACATTCGCGCGATGCAGCAGGCCGGCGCACTTAGCGCAGAGGAAGTTGCTGCTCTGGTGCAGAAGGGCAACTCAGTTGCGGCCGAAGGCAACCTGAACGACCGGTACCGCTTCGACCTCAGCGACGACCTCTCTGAGTTCCCGGTGCTTGAGCAACCGGAGCATCGCCGTCGGATATTCGACAGGTCGATCGACTACGTGAAGGGAGAGTACAAGTACGGCGTGACGTCCGTCGGGAGAGCCCTTTTCAAGGAGGCCAGTAAGCGAGGGCCGGGCTCGTATGAATGGGAGAGCTTGAGGAAGGCACTGCCGGACATGAGCATCACGACGGAGGTATGGCGCGAGCATGGCGCGGCCGTCTATCCGGAAGAGGCTCGGCGAGCGCTGGAACAGCGCGAGGTGCGCGTGCATCTTGAGACGTCGCCACCGGATCGCCTCCTAACAGAGGACCTGCGGGACAAGCTGCGGAAGAAGTCCGCCAACATCTCGATCGTAGATTCCGACAAGGCGCAGGTGCGCGTGACCGTATCCCGCCTCCAGTGGGACGAGCAGCGCAAGGCGCCCTCGTCGCAGACCATCATGTACGCCCAGCATCAGGTGAACCTGTTGGGCGCCGTCCTGCTGATGCCGCGGAACGCGTCGTATCTCTATGAAGTGACGACGGGCGGCGTCGACCTATCGTACGCCTTCGAGATCAAGGCGCATGGTGAACGCATCGCTCCATTCGACCGCCTGATCCGGGAGCGCGAAAGCCGCGGCTGGAGCCAGTGTGCAAACGCCCGCATCCAGAACGTGTTTGGTGGTGTTCAGCCGGCCAGCTTCGTCGCCAACGACCACCAGGTGAGCACCTGCAGCGGGAGCGGTACGCAAATCTCGTCCGATGAACTGCGGAGCTCTGCGCTCGACAAGGTGGTCTCAGCCATCGAAAGCATCGAGCCGATCAAGAAGGCAATCGCCCTCAAATGACACTCGCAGCCACCGAACTGAGACGGGCTTGATCCAATGGCCTATGGCACCCTCACGCCGGCCCAAATGTCCGGTGCGATCTCGCTCACGTTTCAGCCGTTCGATCCGATGTCGGAGTACATCGGTTGGGACTACAGAGCCTATTACGGCACATCCGCGAGCGGCGCTTGGTCACGCGACCTCTTCTCTTTCCAGGGCATTCAGGGCGCGAAGTACGACATCTTCTCGCACAGTTGGTATGAGCCGTTCCTCGTCAGCGTCCACGACTCCAGCGGCCGTGCCCTGGCATACGAGGATGAGGACTACGACTACGGCACCGATGTTATCTGGGATTTCATCGCTCCCTATACCGGGACCTTCTACGTCGATGCAGCCTGGGATCAGGGCATCTACTACACGTCCGTTTCGGTCTCGCGATCCTCGTAGACTGTCCTTTATACACCTCTGACGCTGCCGACGATCTACTCTGTGTAGATCTCGGTGGTCGCCGTATCATTAAAAAAAAAACAGAACATGTAGGTGACCGCCTCCACCCCCACCTCCGGACCCAAACGCACCGCTGTTCGGCACGGGCGCGCCCGGGCACGACGCGGTCACGCTGACCGACCGGCACGACAACTATCTGGCCGATGCCGGCAACGACACGATCATCGGCATGGGCGGCCGGGACACCATCCGGGGCGACGCTGGCGACGACGATCTCAACGGCAACCTCGGCAACGACAAGATCTATGGCGGCCTCGGACGCGACTTCGTCCGCGGCGGACAGGACGACGACTGGGTCTATGGCGATGCCGGGGACGACTGGCACGTCAACGGGAACATGGGGAACGATGTCGTCTATGGCGGGGACGGGAACGACGTGCTTCACGGTGGGCCGGGTTTCGACCATCTGATTGGCGAATGGGGCAACGACACGCTTTCGGGCGATCTCGGCAATGACAGCCTGACCGGTGGGCCGGGGGCCGATCTATATCGCTTCGGCAATGCCAGCGGCCACGACACGGTCTATGGCTTCGACGGCGGCCAGGGCGACCGTATCCTCATCACCAAGAACATCAACGGGACGGCGATCACCGACTTTGCGGGCGTGGTCGACCGGATCGTCCAGGAAGGCGGCGGCACCCGCCTCGACCTTGGCAACGGCAACAACGTCTTCTTCGCCGGCACGCCGAAGGACGCCATCTGGTCGGGCGTTGTGGAATTCGGGTGATGATGCACCAACTACCAGCGCTGCCGCTCGCGCTTCGGCTCCCTCCGACCCGCCATGAACAGGTCGAAGAGATGCATGGCCGCATAGAATGTCGTGGCTTTGGCGAGCACCTCAAGCCGCGGCTGGCCGAAGTCGCGCGACTGCAGCAGGAAGTAGCCGTCGTCACCGCCGAGATTGTCGCCCTCGACGTGCTCCTCGTAGGTGTCCCGCCCAATCGGGGAGACGTAGAGCCAGCTCCCGTCGTCGAGCTTCGCCCTCAGGACGAGGTCTTCCATGGCTGACACCCCCAACTTTCGGTACCAAAAGCACCCGCGGTTCTCGGTCAATCACCTCACCGATTACCTGGGGACGACCAATGCCGCCCAGCGCGAGAACATCATCCGAGCCGCCAAGTTCCCGCGCAAGCCCGCGGTAGCAGCATATTCCCAAGCGCGCCGGTTCATCTCCGAGTTCCTGCTGGCGGCAGAGCCGGACATGGCGCGCCTCGATGCCACGATCGCTCGCATCGAGAACGACCATCGGCGTGAGGCCGACGGCTGGAAGAAGGACGAACTCGGCCGGAATCATGCGGCACTCGCCGCGTTCCGGGCGAGTTTCCCCACCAGCCCGCTGCGGCTTCGTCACTTCGCGGGTGGGCGGTGCGACCTTCCCATCGACGTCGAGGGCGTTCGGATCAATGTCGGCGTGGATCTGACGATCGAGGAGGAGCACAGGTCCGGCGAGCGGCACGCGGGCGCCTGCGTGCTGCTGTTCGTCGGTTCGGCTGCGGCGCGGCGCGAAGTGCCGGAGCGCAGCCGGAAGGTGGCCGCAATCATCCACTGGGCTCTTGAAGTGTCTGCTGCGAATGTCGAGCCGCTACCCCGTCTATGCCTCAGCGTCGACATCTACGGCGGCGAGGTGACAAAGGCGTCATCATCGGTCGATCGTCTGCGTCATCACATTCGATCATCCTGCGGAGAGATCGCCTCTCGCTGGGACCGGGTGACGCCGCCGAACGAGTACGACGGTCCCGAATGGCCATAGCGACGACAAGAAGTGAAGGGGAGTTCAAATGGTGTATTTCGAGCGCGCTCTATTCATAATAGGAGATCAGAACACGGGGAAGAGCACTCAACTCAGGAGTATATTTTTAGACTATAGACTTCATAAAGATGGTCAGGTTCCACCTGGAAGGAATATATCCGATACGTATGCTATAAGCAATGAGCGGTGGCTATATTTGAGATTGACATCACCTCATGAAAATGAGGAGGACGAGCAGAAATTCTTTGACAAGATCCGTCGCCGCACAAGTCCAAACGAGACGCCGGCGCGCCGCTGGAATTTTGCCGGTCCCCTTCAGTTGACCCCGACGGCGCACCTGTCTGCTCCGGAGACTGTGATTGCAGCGTTCGAAGCGACCTTCTCTCCAGAGCGGATAAGGGCGGTGATTCTATCGCCCGACCGGCACGGCAACTGGTTGGCGCAGGCCCGAATCGATGCCCTGGTTACGAGCCTCCGCACCATTCCGCGGACGGAGACGATCGTGGTCGATGCGCGTCATAGAACGGCAAACGGGCTGATCTACGCCGATTTCTTCGACTTCACATAGTAGCGTCGGGTGCCCGGACGGCGGCCGACCTAATGCAGGGATCATCCGCCGCCGGCGCAGCGCCAGGCTGACGCTGGCCCGCAACCGGGCGCTCCGGCCGCGCGGAGCGAACTCGCGCGTTCGACCTCGAAGACCGTCCGGATGGGCCCCCGCGGCGGCGGCTTCTATATCATCCGCCACGGCTAGAGGACGTATTGCGGGAGGAAGAGCCCGTGGTGCTGAGGGAGCGAGAAGTCGGCTACGTCGCATAAAGTGAGGAAGCCGGAAACGACGAAACTAGGGCGACCTACTGATCTCGGGAGAGGCGGGAATGCGTCGATACTTGTGTTGGGTTCTCCTAGGCATTGCGTTCGGGGTGCTGGTCGGCTGCGGACCAACGCCTCAGGAAAGGGCGCTTGCTCGAATAGACAACTCAATCCACGACATGGAAATGAGGCGCCAAGCCCGGCTCACGGCAAAATTCCGGGATCAGAAGGTGCTGCTCGCCGAGGCGCGTGAGGCGCGGCTGCCTGCGGACTATAAGAAGCGGATCGAAGCGCGATTCGTTGAAATCCTCAAAGATCCGGACTCTCGGCGCGTTGAGTACGGCGGAAATCCGCATGGCAGCGTGTCTTGTGGGACAATCAATGCCAAGAACTCCTACGGCGGGTATACGGGGAGGCAACCCTACGTGGCCTACTTTACTAGATCCGGCGAGATCGCGATGCTGGAATCGTTTTCGGATCGCGATATAGTAAATGTTCGCCAGTTTAGTGAGCCGGGAGACCTTTATCATGTCCAGTTCGAGTTGCTGAAGGCCTGCAGAAATATCTAGTTGGCGGTCTCCTCCGATCAACGTCTTTTGGGCGCATATGGCGCCTGCATTGCCTGCCACGTCCCCCATCCCGCAACAGCGGCAATAAGGCGGTAGCCGTGCCGGGTTTGGAACTTCGCGCGACTATTTCGGAACGGAAGTGACGATGTCAGCATGGGTGCAGATCCTGGTGGCGGCAACGGCGGCGGCTACTGCTGCCTTCTTCTCCTTCCTTCAGTGGCGGCTCGCCCAGAACAAGTTGAAGCTGGATCTGTTTGATCGGCGACATGCAGTGTTTCGGGCGGTCGGCGAGCATCTTTCGCGCATCGCCCAGACGGGCGGTGTCGAGCGTGGTCAGGTAGAGCAATTTCTCAAGGAAACTAGAGATGCGGCGTTTCTATTTGATCGCGGCATGACCGATCATCTCGCCACAATCTACAAGCTGATGGTCGCGCTCGAAACGCACGCAAGTAGGCCGCGCCTCTCAGACGAGCGTGGCGAGGCGGAAGAGGGCATGCACATCAAGAAGGAGCTGCGGCGACATTTGAAGGCTCTGCCAGAGCGGTTCGCACCTTTCCTTTTCCTACGGCACGAGGTGCTTCCGCATTGGCGGTGGCCCGATCTAAAGCCTCGCCAACGCGATTCCGCAAAGGACGATCCCTAAGCCGGCTCCGAGATAAACCGGAGAAGCTGATCGCCCAGCGCGGTTGTCCGTTTCTGCAGAAGCCCGCTGCCCGTCATCATCATGTTCAAGTCGACCGCTTCAACGAGGAGCGCGCTTCGAAGGTCGCCCCAGATGGTTGTGGCGAGCGATGGAGGCGAGTGCAAGCGGGGCACGGCTGCTGTGAGCACCGGCAACAGCGCGCCCCTGGAGACATTTTGAAACCGTGCGACCAGCATCTCGTTCTCCGACGGGCGTTGAACTGCGGCGAGAACCGTCAGGTGGAGGGCGGTCAGACGATCCACGAACCCAAGGAAGATTGCCCGAAGATCGTCATCTGGCGTGTCACCCAGCGCGGCGTTCAAGACGGCGTTGCGGAGCGCCTCGTGCTTTTCCGCCCGGTGCGTTCGGATGGCGATCTGCGTCGCGGACAATAGCACCGTGGTGAAGCCTGGGTCTTCTGCCAAGCCCTCAACCGAAAAGCCCTGAACGGCGTTCTCAAGCCCCTTCAGCCGCTCGGCAATCTCGACGATCCAGGCGTCGCGCCGCTTCGACAGCGGCTCAGCAACGAGAAGCGAAAACAGTTCGGCGGCTGAGCCGCCAACCACGGGAACCAGCGATATGAGGGCCCGCGCACCAGCATGTGCGAAATCGCCAGCCGAGTGCTCGAGCGGGTTGCTGGGCTTGTCCGGGCACATCGACGTCTCCCAAGAGTGTCAGGTAGTGCATTTGTTACTACCCCCGCGCATTGCGTGCGCCCATAGCATCTGCTTATCATCGCATTCGGTCCAAGCGCCCCCGCCGCAGCGGGGGGCGGAGCCTGGTAAGCCCCGCGACCCGGGTCTGACTCCCCGAGCCTAGAAGCGACGCACGTGCACCTGCGCGCCTCCCCACCCGTCTGCCCTGCGCAGGGCCGGCGAGGGTAGGCGCTGTGAAAGGCGAGGGGGAAGACATATGGGCGGAGGCGACGCAGGAGCGGTTCCCCGAGGAGTGGTCGAGGTTTTTCCTTGGAAGGGGCGCCTGATCCGCCTCGGCGAGCGATTGGTTCGGTGCCGATTCGACCTTGGATGCCACTGGAATTTCGTGCACGAGCGGCACGTTGCGGACTTGCTGATCACGCGCAGGGCATGGGTATCCGAGGACGGAAGGCAACGGGCGTCTATCGTTCAATGCTGCGTCGCCGGACGAGCCATCCGCGCGTTGCTGTGGCGCCTCGATGAAGGCGACGACCTGCTCATCGGGCGCGCGGGGCATAGAATTCTGTCGCGTCAGTCCGGTGCGACCGCCGACGTCTTCCCCTTGCGCGCTGGGCGAGTGCCTGCCCCGACGCTAACGGGAACAGCTGGATTGTCCTGTAGATAGACGGCGAGCGCGTGCGGCAGTCCGCTCGCGTCCCCAAGGTAGATCCAATCCAGGGTCACGCGGAAGGCGTCGACGAGTCTGATCCCATACTGGAGATCCGGCTGCGAGCTAGCCTTTTCCCACTGGTTCCAGGTGTTCGGTGCCAGGCCGGCGCGGCGACACAGTTCCGCCTGGCTCAGCCCAAGCGACAGCCGCAGCGCACGAAGGCGCCCCGCGATGTGCGATGCGCTGCGGTTCGATGTCGGCGTTTCGCTGGTTGCGACAGGCATACGGATTCGTAGCGAGCCGCACAGCCGCCCGCCATTCAGGTTCATGCTGCTTGACGAAACTTCAAGCAGCATGAATATTGCGTCGTATGACGTTGTCGGAGTTCATCGACGCACTCGGGGGCACGGCGAAGGTCGCGGAGATCTTCGGTGTCGGCCCATCAGCCGTCTCCAATTGGAAAGCTTGGGGGCGGCTGCCTGACCGTCTGCATCTACGGGCCGCTCGACTGGCGGCCGATCGCGGTCTCGATTTCGACCCCGCTGCTGGCAAGGAAGCAGCCTGATGACCGACCCCGCCCTCGACCTCCGCCTCTCGGCGATCGAGGAGTCGCTGCGCCGCCTCGGCGGCGAGCTGGCGGACGTGCGCTGCCAGATCGAGACGAAGGCCGCGGCGGATGGCGCCACCCTCGCCCAGGCGATCGACCTCGACATCCTCGCCGGCCGCATGGCCGAGGCCGGGGCGCGGTGACGGCCGCGGCGTTGCTGATGCTGGCGCCGATGGCGGCCGGGATCGGCGGCGCCATCCTCGTCGCCATTCGCGTGATGCGGCGGCTGCCGTGAGCCGCACCCCTTCAATCCACCCCCTCGTCGGCCGGGTCGACCTCCCACGGCTGGCGGGCGCGCCGGGGCTTCCAGTACCCCCCGAGCCCCGGCGCACGGCTTCTCGTTCCGCCGGCCCGCGCGCTGCCCATCTCGGACGGCCGCGCCCACCCGTTGCCGGCGGACAGGCGGCGGACGTCGGCAGGGGCGTCCGCCGCCTCCATCCTCTCGCCCGCGGCTTCATCCCGGTCCTCCGCCGCGGGCTGGGCGCGCGAGGGGCCGCTCTCTTCCCCGGCCCCTCGTGTCGCGCACGCGAATCTCGGCGCGGCGATCTCTGCCAGGAGACGCCGCGCGATGCTGCCGATCGCCTGCCAGGGCGCCGGCATGTCGAAGTCGTCGCTACGGTCTATGAAGCATCCGAACTCCATGACCCGAAGGTGCGTCATGGAGTGATCGAATGTCTTGGCAGGAAAAGGGGCAGGAAACCTACCTCGAAAAGGGGCAAGGTCTCGTGAATGCAAGCATCACATCGGAGCGGGCGCCGATCCAGGACATGGATGGCAACCAGTTCCAGCGCGTCGTCACGTCGATCATTCGGCAGGTGTTCGGGGCCGAGCGCCATGCTGCGAAGCGCCTGTCCGAGGCCGCCGGCGTCACGGTCGAGACGGCGAAGAACTGGTTGAAGGCGGACATCCCGACCACGCCGCAGGGCCTCCACCTGATGCGCCTGATGGCGACGGTGCCCGAGCTGCAGGCCGAGATGCTCCGCCTCACCGCGATCGAGACGACGATGCCGGCCGAGTTCGAGCAGGCGTTTCTCGCCGCCGCCCGCGTCTATCGCCGCATCAAGGCCGCGGAGGACGAATGAGCCGGCGGCTCGACCTCGCCCGATGGTGGGCACGCCTCGTCGAGGCGGTCACCGAGTGGTGGGAGAAGCGCGCCATCGCCGCATGGCGGCGGGTCCGGAAGATCGAAGAGCGGGAGCGGCGCGATGATCGCTGACGCTTCTGCCCGAATCCATACCCCAGAGGGCGGTCCGGTACGGCTCGCAAGGCCCCCGGCGCCGGTAGCGGTCGACGGCATGGGCCGTCGCGGGGCCCAGCCCGCCGCCCGCACGACTTCCCGAGCTTCGCCGCGGCCCGCGGCGCAAGGCGGCCGTTCCCCAGATCGGCCGCGTCTCCTGGGCGTTTCCTCCCCGAACTCGGACGGCCCGACCGGCAGTAGCGCGCCGTGCCGGGCCGTCCCTTTTCCCTGAAAGGATCACCATGGCACGCGGTCCCACCAGAAAGGCCAAGGGCACTTCGCCGACCGACGGCCCGAAGAAGCGCGGCCGGCCGCGGAAGACGCCGCCCAGCGTCGCGGTGCAGGCGCTGGCCGGCACGGTGCCGGATGCCACCTACAAATTGCACCTCGACAAGATCGGCGCGCTGCGCGGCGACATGAAGAAGGCGCAGGAGGCGCTGAACGCGGCCCGCGGCTCCTACCGCGCCGCCCTCAAGGTCGCCAAGCAGGACGGCTGCAACCCCGACGCCATCGCGGCCGCCTTCGCCGAGCGGGACAAGGACCAGGTCGAGCGGAAGATGTACTTCCGGGACTTCGGCCGGTCGCTGCGGCTGCTCGGCGTGCCGCTCGGCACGCAGCTCAACCTCTTCGAGGGCGACGCGACGGTGCAGGCGATGGAGGGCGACGGGCCCACGACGCCGGAGATGGCCGAGCAGCGAGGCCGGATCGACTGCAAGGCGGGCGTGCCGAACAACGGCAATCCGTTCGAGCCCGGAAGCGAGCAGCACCAGGCATGGCGGAACGGCTGGGACAAGGCGTGCGAGGGCGAGTTCACCGCCGCCTCGCGCCCGGCGCCGCGCGGCATCGGGCAGGCCGCCGTCGCCGGCAACGCCTGACCGGCGGCCGGCGAGGGGGAGGGGGGCATGCTGCCGTTCCTGTGCATCGACGGGGCGACGCGGCTCGGCTGGGCGCTGCGGCGCCAGGAGACGGTCGAGCCGCGATCCGGGGTAGTGCGCATCGCAGAGATCGGCGCCCGCCTCGGCCGGTTCGGCCTCAAGGCGAACGAGTGGCTGAGCGACTTCCTCGCCGTCACGCCGGTCGCCAAGATCTACTACGAGGTGCCGATCCTCGGCGGCCACGACAACGCCGACACGGCGCTCAAGCTCTACGGCCTCGCCTGCCTCGTCGAGACGATCGCCGAGATCCGCGGCATCCCCGTCGAGCGCATGAACAACCAGACCGTGAAGCGCTTCTTCGCCGGCACCGGCCGCGCGAAGGACGTCGACATGATCCGCGCCTGCCACGCGCGCGGCTGGAACCCCTCCGACGACAATGAGGCCGACGCGCTCGGCATGCTCTGCCTCGCCGAGCACCAGCTCGGCATCCGCCGCGACCACGGCCGCCTCTTCACGGGAACGGCGGCATGAACTGCACCGACCGCCGCCTCGCGGACCTCGCCCGCGTCGAAGCCACCCGCCGGCGCGACGGGCGCTTCGCCGCGATGGAGCGGGCGGCGAGGGGCGGCGTGTGGTGGGCGGTCGCGATCGCCGTCGTGTTCGGTGCGCTGCGGTGGGCGGGGGTGGGGCGGTGACGGCGTCGCGCGCCATCAAGCGGCCGGCGCTGCGCTGGCACGGCGGGAAGTGGCGGCTGGCGCCGTGGATCCTCGGGTTCTTCCCGCCGCACCGCGTCTATGTCGAGCCGTTCGGCGGGGCGGCGTCGGTCCTGTTGCGCAAGCCGAGATCCTATGCGGAGATCTACAACGACCTCGACGACGAGGTGGTCAACCTCTTCCGGGTGCTGCGCGACCCCGAGCTGGCGCCGCAGCTGATCGAGGCCCTGCGCCTGACGCCCTTCGCCCGGGCGGAGTTCGTCGCCGCCTACGCCCCGGCGGACGAGCCGGTCGAGCGAGCCCGTCGCCTCGTCGTGCTCTCCTACATGGGCTTCGGCTCGAACGCGCACGCGCTCGGCGGGACGGACGTCCTGGGGCGGACGACAGGCTTCCGGGCGTCCTCCAACCGCAGCGGCACGACACCGGCGCACGACTGGCGCGGCTACCCGGACGCGCTGCCGGCGCTGGTCGAGCGGCTGCGCGGAGTGGTGATCGAACAGCGCGACGCCGTGGCGGTGATGGCGGCCAACGACGGGCCGGCGGTGTTGCACTACGTCGACCCGCCCTACCTCGCCGAGACACGATCACCGGCCAACCGGTACGACCTCAAGTACCGGATGTACCGGCACGAAATGGGTTCGGCCGAGCAGCACCAGGCGCTGCTGGAGTTCCTCGGCACGCTACAGGGGATGGTCGTCCTCTCCGGCTACCCGTCCGACCTCTACGACCGCCTTTTGCCCTGCTGGGAGCGGCACGAGATCGCCGCCTTCGCCGACGGTGCGCGGCCGCGGAGGGAATGCCTCTGGCTCAACCCCGCGTGCATCGAGGCTCGCGGTTCCGGCCCCCTCTTCGGAGCCGCGCCATGACGGCCCTCGCCTCCAGCAGCGGCGTCCCGCGCAAGCACGAGCGCGCCGCGCACGACTACTACCGCGAGCCCGTCTGGGCGGTGCAGGCGCTGTTCAGCGCCGAACGCTTCGCCGGCCGCGGCTGGGACCCGGCCTGCGGCAGCGGCACCATCCCGACCGTCGGCTATCAGTTCGAGCTCGACGTCATCGGGTCGGACATCGTCGACCGGGCGGCCGGCCGGTTCCCGGTCCGCGACTTCCTCGACACCGGCTATGCCGACCCAGAGGTCGAGTTCGTCGTCACGAACCCGCCCTTCAACTGCGCCGAGCTGTTCATCGAGCGGGGGCTCAAGGTCGCGCGCCAGAAGGCCGCCTTCCTCGTCCGGCTGGCCTTCCTCGAGGGGCAGGGGCGGCGCGAGCGCATCTTCGATCGGCTGCCGCTCGCCCGCGTCTGGGTCTACTCGCGCCGGATCTCCATGCCGCCCGGCGACCTCGACGTCGAGGCCAAGGGCGGGGCCGTCGCATTCGCCTGGATCGTCTTCGAGCATGGCTGGCGCGGCCCGCCGCAGCTTGGGTGGCTGTCATGACCATCGAGATCGTCCCGCTTCTCAACATCGTGATGGAGGGGCTGCATGCGCGTGGGCTTGCTGGGGATGGCGGCGGACTTCGACCCGCTGCCGGGCCTGTTCCGTCTGTTGAGCAGCGAGGGAAACTGGCCAAGGTCGAGTATCGAGGCGAGTCCGCACCTTCTGCCGAAGGCATGCCTCCGAAGCCGCCCGGGCGGCATGCCGTCGCTGCCGTTCCGGCCCTCTCGTCGACAGGCGCGGAGCCGCAGCCGGCGGCGCAAGCGGGCGGCCAGCCGATCTACGAAGTCCATCCCCAGCCGCCGAGATGCCGATGAGGATGCGCTTCCATGTCTCGATCCAGCTCGCCCTCGTTGCGGAGCCGACGGGCGTGCACGTCCTCGGCATCCCTGGCTCCGCCATCGCCGTGGCGCATCTCGCGCCCGGCATGACGATCGAGGCCGCCGACGCGCAGATCCTGGCGCGGGCCTGGGTGCACCGGCGTGGGGAGACGCTGAGCCCGGCCGAGGTCGACCAGCTGCTGGCGAGGGGCCGATGATCGATCCCATGGAGGCGCGCCAGCTGCTGGCGGACGAGCTTCGCCGCTGGCTGCGGGCCGGCCGGCCCATGCCGAGCAATCGTGCGCTGAGCGACCTGCTCGGCATTTCGGAGGAGCAGACGCGCAGCGCGCTCTCGGACCTCGAGTGCTGCGGCGACGTCCGCATCCGGCGCTCCGGCCACGGGAATGGCCGGCGGTGCCTCGTGACCCATGTAGCCGAGCGGCTGTCCTGGACCCCGCGCCGGAAGTTCGTTGTCGCGCCAGAGCCCGTCGGTGATGAGGCGCCGCTCCGGGACAGCGGCGGCTGGCCGGCCGGGGCCCGATTCGACGACGACGCGGCCGCCGCCGCGGACCAGCTCGTGTTCTGCCGCCTGCCGTCCGTCGGCGGGGCCCAGAGCCTCACCGGGTCGACGGCGGCATGGGTGGCGGAGGGCTGAACCATGTCGATCGCCCAGGCCGTCGCCATCGAGCAGATCGCCTACTGGCGCCACCAAGGCCTCTCCCGCGAGGAGATGCGGGCGGTCATGGGGTTGGGGCCGGACGACGAGATCGGGCTGGTCAGGGCGTTGCAAGAGGCCTGGATGGGGTGCCGGGCGATCAACCGGGGAGCAGCCGCCAGCGGGCCCACGCCCGCCGAGCGCGGCTAGGGAGGTATGCCGTGGCGCGCATCCGCTCCATCCATCCCGGCCAGTGGACCGACGAGGAGTTCGTGTCGCTCTCCTTCGCCGCCCGGCTTCTCGCGATCGGCCTGCGCAACGAGGCGGACGATCACGGTGTCTTCGAGTGGAAGCCCATCACCATCAAGATGAAGCTTTTCGCGGCCGACAACGTCGACGTCTCGGCGCTGCTGGACGAGCTGGTCGATGCCCGGCAGATCCAGCGCTTCGAGGTCGACGGAAAGGCCTACGGCGCCATCCGAGCCTTCCGGAGGTGGCAGCGACCCGAGAAGCCGAAAGCCACATTCCCGCTGCCCCGCGGCCTCCGGGCCTACATCGGGCTCGTCGACGAGGGCGCCTCGGAAGAACCCGAGTTGCCGAGCGATCCGGGGCGCGACGACGACGCGTCGGCGACCGGTCGGCGAATTCCTCCGCAGAGGAAGGAGGAAGGAGGGAAAGGAAAGAATGGTGTGGGTGGTGGCGCGCGCGCGACCGACCGGCTGCCGTTCGACGACGCGACCGAGGCGGTGATCGCCGCAGCGGGCGCCGACCCATCGAAGCAGGCCGGGTGGATGACCTGCGCGGCCCACGTCTCGAAATGGCTCGAGCGGGGCTGCGACCTCGATCTCGACGTCGTGCCGGCGATCCGCGCGGTGATGGTCGGGCGGCAGTCGCAGGGCCCACCGCACGGCCCGGCCTACTTCGACCGCGCCGTCATCGAGGCGATGGAACGTCGCCTCCGCCCGCTGCCCGACCCCGAGATCCTTCCGCCGACAGGAGGCCGACCCGATGCCCGATCTGCTCGCGCCACTCAGGCCGCAGACCGTCGCAGTCGCGGCGAATCTGCCCTCGCTGATTACGTTCGTCGCGGGGGTGGACCTGGCGGCTGACGGGCCGCTGCCGGTGAGCCTCGACGAGGCGCAGGCGATGGTGGCCGAACTCGAGACGGCGCTTGTGCCCGGCGACCGGGAGCGGATCGGCCGGGAGTGGGAGCACACCAGCCGCCTGTGGCCGGCGGCCGAGCACCCGGGCGAGGCGATGGTGTTCGGGATGGAGGCGCTCGAGGACGTGCCGTTCGACATCGTGCTCGGCGCCCTCAAGCGGCTGCGCCAGCGCTGCCGGTTCTTCCCCCGGCCGGCCGAGATCCGCGAGGCGGTCGACGAGCTGCTGGGGCCGCGCAAGCGGGCGCTGCTCAAGGCGAGGGCGATCCTGGCGGTCGCATCGCGTGGCCGATGCCGGTCGCCGGGACCGCACCGGCGGGAGCCGAGCGAGGCGGAGAAGGCCCGGGTCTCGGAGGTCGTCGGCGCCTATGTCCGGCGCCACCGGGCATCGGCGGCGGCAACCTGATGCGCTCGCAGCTGGCCCCGTTCCTCGCCGACCAGCCGCTCGACGATGGCGCCTTCGCCCGGGCGGCCGGACGGTGCTGGCGCGATCGTGGAATCGCGTTCCTGCGGCCCGAGCGGATCGAGGATCCCGATCTGCGGCGTGCGGTGATCGAGGCGGCGGACCGCGAATACGGGCCACGGCGGACGGGAGGGCGAGGCCGGTGAGGAACACGAACCGACCGATCGAGGGCGCCTCGTGCCGAACGCCGGAGGTCGCCGGGCGCTGGCACATCGTGCACACCAACGCCAACGCCGAGCGGCTGGCGGCCGAGCTGCTGATGGAGGCCGGGATCACGGTCCACTACCCGCACTACGAGGTTCGCCGGCGGCACGGGCGGCGCACGGTCGAGCGGATGGCGCCGCTCTACCCGCGGTACCTGTTCGCAGCCCTGCGGCCGGGCCAGGCGGTCTACGACGTCAACCACACCATCGGCGTCGCCACGGTCGTCTGTCGCGGCCCGCAGCCGATCGAGGTGCCGACCGAGGTGATGCAGGCCGAGGTCGAGCGGACCGACGAGAACGGGCGGCTGACCATGGACGAGCTGCGGCGGCTCGGGCTGGCGCTGCCGGGCAAGTACGAGCACCGGCTGCGTGTCGGCCAGCGGGTGCGGATGGCGCGCGGCCCGTTCGAGGGCCTCGCCGGCGTGGTGGCCCAACTTGACAAGCGCGACGCGATTCGCATATGGCTCGACGTGCTGGGCCGGGAGGTGCCAGTGGTCGCCGTCGAAGACGATGTCGATCAGCATCCAGGGTGATCCGCGGAACCCGCGTTTCACCATGATGGCGGAGCCATGCTAGCCCCCGGGTCGCCCTGGGGGCTTTGTCGTATCCGGGGGACGCCATGGCCCGCATCCGCTGCGCCCCGCCCCGCATCGCCGCCGCCGACACCAGGCGCGTCCTGCCACCGCCCAAGCGTGCCGACGCCGAACTGCTGACGCCCGAGCATCGCGCCTGGCGCGAGGCCGTCCTGCAGCGGGCGGGGCATCGATGCGAGGCGATCGAGGGCGGTCGACGCTGCGAGGTCCGGGCGCCGGCGCGGCTCTTCGCCGACCACATCCGCGAGCGCCGAGACGGCGGCGCGGGGCTCGATCCAGCGAATGGCCAGTGCCTCTGCGGACGGCACCACACGCTGAAGACGGCGCGCGCTCGCGCCGAGCGGATGGCGGCGCCCGTCGGGTGACGACGGGGCGCCGGCCGGTCGGCCCAGGGGGCGGGGGGTGTCGATCTCTGAGCGGCCTAGGGCCCCAACCGCCCCGGTGGCATGCGCAGAATTTTTTCCGGCGCCGGAATCCTGGGGGTCGGCGCCGAATATTTGCAGTCGATCCGGATTTCCGAGGGGCGAGCGATGGCTGAAGGCGCCAAGCGCGGACGGCCGGCCTACCGGGCGACGGCGGAGAAGCGGGAGCGGGTGGAGATCCTCGTCGCGACCGGCATGGCCGAGGAGGAGATCGCCCGCGTCATCGGCATCGCGCCAAACACGCTGCGCAAGCACTTCCGCGAGGAGCTGCTGAACGGCCGGGCCAGGCGGCGCGGGGCCGTCATCGAGGCCATGTTCCGCGCGGCGACCGGCGGCAACGTCTCTGCCCAGAAGGCCTACGTCCAGCTGACCGATCTCGCGCCGCCCGGCGCGCGCACGGCCGAGAGGGTTCCCAAGCCGGGCAAGAAGGAGATCGCCGAGCGGCTGGCCGAGACGGCGGCCGATGACACCGGCTGGAACGGCCTCGTCCACTGATGTGGGATCTGGCGTGCCCCGACTGGGCCGACCGCATCCGCCAGGGCCGGCCGCTGATCCCGCCGCTGCCGCTCGACAAGGCGGAGGCAGCCCGCGCGGTCGCGATCTTCAACCGCCTGCGCGTGCCGGACGTGATCGGCCAGCCCTCGTTCGCCGAGGCCGCCGGCGACTGGTTCCGGGACATCGTGGCCGCGCTCTTCGGCTCGCTCGACGCCAAGACGTTCGAGCGCATGCTCCGCGAGATCTTCGTGCTGGTGCCGAAGAAGAACTCGAAGACGACCGGCGGCGCCGCCATGATGCTGACCGCCCTGCTGATGAACCGGCGCCCTCGCGCAGAGTTCCTGCTGATCGGGCCGACCCAGGACGTCTCGAAGCTCGCCTTCGGCCAGGCGGTCGGCATGATCGATGCCGACCCCGACGGTTTCCTCCAGAAGCGGATGCACGTCCGCGAGCACCTGAAGGAGATCACCAACCGCAAGACCCGCGCGGTCCTCAAGATCAAGACCTTCGACCCCTCGATCCTGACCGGGGTCAAGCCCGCCGGCGTGCTGATCGACGAGCTCCACGTCATGTCGACGATGGCCGACGCCGACCGGGTCATCGGCCAGATCCGCGGCGGCCTGCTGCCCAACCCCGAGGGCTTCCTCGTGTTCATCACGACCCAGTCCGAGCGCCAGCCGGCGGGCGTCTTCCGCGCCGAGCTGATGAATGCGCGGGCGGTCCGGGACGGGACGCTGAAGGGGGTCGCCTCGCTGCCGGTGCTCTACGAGTTCCCGCCGGAGATCGCGACCGACCCGGAGCAGTGGCAGGACCCGGCGCACTGGCGGATGGTCACGCCGAACGCCGGCCGGTCCATCACCATCCAGCGCCTGGCGCAGGAGTTCGACCGGGCCAAGGCGACGGGCGAGGAGGAAGTCCGGCGCTGGGCGAGCCAGCACCTCAACATCGAGATCGGCCTCGGCCTGATGTCGGACCGCTGGGCGGGCGCCCTCTACTGGGAGCGCCGCGCCGACCCGGACCTGACGCTCGAATCGCTGCTGCGGCGGAGCGAGGTCGCGGTGGTCGGCATCGACGGCGGCGGCATGGACGACCTGCTGGGCCTCGTCGTCCTGGGCCGCGAGCGCGAGACCCGGCGCTGGCTGTGCTGGGCAAGGGCCTGGGTCCACGAATGCGCGCTGGCGCGGCGCAAGGAGATCGCGCCTCGCCTGCTGGACTTCAAGCAGCAAGGCGACCTCTGGGTGATCGCCGACGACAGCGACGAGGACGTGCAGGGCGTGGCCGACATCGTCGAACAGGTCGAGGCGGCCGGGCTTCTGCCGCCGAAGCACGCGATCGGCGTCGACCCGGTCGGCATCAATGAGATCGTCGACGAGCTGACGCTCCGCGGCTTCGACACCAACCCCGAGACCGGTCGCATCACCGGCATCCGCCAGGGCTGGACCCTCTCGAACACCATCCAGTCGACGGCCCGCGGCCTCGCCAAGGGCGACCTCGTCCATGCCGGCCAGCCGCTCATGGCCTGGTGCGTCGGCAACGCCAAGGTCGAGCCCCGCGGCAACGCGATCGCGATCACCAAGCAGACCGCCGGCACCGCCAAGATCGACCCGTTCATGGCGCTCCTGAACGCGTCGGCACTGATGGCGATGAACCCCTCGGCCGCGTCGGCCCCCGTAATCTTCGCACTCTGAAAGGCGGTCGATATGGGCTGGTTCGGCCGCCTGCTGGGGCGCGCGGAAGCGAAGTCGGTCGCGCCGGAGGAGGCCAAGGCGGTCGGCTTCGACGCCGCGATGTGGGCCGCGATCAACGGCGGCTTCGGCATGCCGACCCGGTCCGGTGCATCGGTCTCGACCGATTCCGCCATGCAGGTGACGGCCTTCTACCGCGCCATGGTGGTGATCGCCGAGGGCATCGCCCAGCTGCCGATCGAGATCTACCGGCGCCATTCGGGCGGCCGCGGCGCCGAGCCGGCGGTCGACCATCCGCTCTACGACCTGCTGCTGAACCAGCCGAGCGCGATCCAGGACGCCTTCCAGTTCTGGCGCACGACCCTGATGCACGCCGCCGGCGCCGGCCACGGCGTCAGCTACAAGAACATCGTCGCCGGGCAGGTCCGCGAGCTGATCCCGATCCCGCCCAGCGGCATCTCGGTTCGCCTCGACCATGTCCTCTACACCCGGGTCTACGACCTCACCTTCGAGACCGGCGGCGGCGTGACGGTGCGCCAGGACCAGGTCTTCGACATCTCGGGCCCGACCTGGGTGATGCGGCGCCCGCTCGACCCGTCGATCGTCGGTCGCGAGGCGCTCGGCCTCGCCCAGGCGACAGAGGAGACGCACGCGCGCCTGCATGCCAACAGCGCCCGGCCGAGCGGCGTGCTCTCGACCGAGCAGCGGCTCGACGAGGCGGCGGTGAATGCGCTCCGGGCGCAGTGGGAGCAGATCTACCGGGGCACCCAGAACAGCAGCAAGACGGCGGTGCTCGGCGGCGGGCTGACCTGGAACTCGATCGCCATGACCGGGGTCGATTCCCAGCACATCGAGACCCGCAAGCACCAGATCGAGGAGATCGCCCGGCTGATGGGCATGTTCCCCATCATGCTGGGCCATGCCGGCGACCAGTCGCCGACCTTCGCGTCGGCGGCAGAGTTCTTCGCCGCCCATGTCCGCTACACGCTGCAGCCCTGGATGAAGGCGGTGCGCTCGGCGGTCGAGACGCAGCTGCTGACGAAGGAGGAGCGGGCCGACGGCTACCACTGCCGCATCGACGCATCCGAGCTGATGCGCGGCTCGCTGAAGGACCGGGCCGACTACTACAAGGCGGCGCTTGGCACGAACTCCTCGCCCGGCTGGCTGCGGCCGAACGAGGTCCGCGAGGATGACGGCTGGAATCCCGACGACGAGCCGTCGATGGATCGCGTCTGGCAGCCGGCGACGATGTCGCCCGACGGCCGCCCGGCGGCACCGGCCGCACCGGCGACGGATGAGTCCAAGGCCGCGACGCCGCGCACCCTCTATGTCTGCCGCCGGCTGCGGAACGCCGACGAGGTGCTGGCCTGGGCGCGCAAGCAGGGCTTCCGGGTGACGCTGCCGGCCGAGGACCTGCACGTCACGATCGCCTTCAGTCGTGGCCGGGTCGACTGGATGTCGGCTGGCGTCGCGTGGCTCGAGGACCGGGACGGCGGGCTGACGGTGAAGGCGGGAGGCCCGCGCGTCGTAGAGCGGATCGGTTCGGAGGGCGCGGTCGCGCTGCTCTTCGCCTCATATGACCTTTCGGCGCGGCATCGGGACATCCGGGAGGCGGGCGCGACCTGGGACCATCCCGACTACCAGCCGCACGTGACGATCACCTATGACGCCGACGGCGTCGATCTCGCCAAGGTCGAGCCTTTCCGCGGCGAGCTGCGGTTCGGGCCGGAACTCTTCTCGGAGGTCGACGAGACCAAGGGGGGTGGGCCGAACGCCGGCCTCCCTTTCGAGGCGAAGTATCGCCCCGACCAGCCGCGCGGGCCCGACGGGCGCTTCCTCAAGACCGTCGGTGAGTGGATCGGACATCTGCTGTCGGGCCGGATCAAGCCGCAGGGCAAGGCCATGAGCCTCGGTTCGTTGCCCAAGGAGGTCGATGCGTTCGTCCGGAACCAGGGTGTGGTGCCGGCCCGCGGCCCCGTTCGTGTCACCGACAACACCGTGCTCAAAGCGATGCGCACGGCCGGCAAGCGACGACCGCCGTCAGTGCAGGACATGCAGTCGCTGAAGGAGCACCTCGCGGCGCCGGCCGGCCGGTTCTGGGACGTCAACAACCGAACCCTGGTGAGCACGTTCAGGCCCGCGCGCGCGGCCGATGGATTGATCGGGAAGATCGCGATCCGGCTGGATACCCCGGACCTCGGCAGGGCGGTGCGCACGGTCATCCTGGTCCCCGAGGAGTCGGTGACCAAGAACCCGAGGGCCTACATCCCGCTGAAGGGTTGATTGCTGTCGGCGGGGGTGGCGCCACGTCCCCATCTGCCGATCTCGCGAACGGCACGTCGGTAAAGCGACTTTCCGGGCGTCGCCGACAGCGCCTCGAATATAGGCGCGCCTGTCCCGGACTGCAATTCGAGCGGCGCAAGCCGCGTCTCATCAGGGAGCCCTGCCATGGACTTCGGCTGCGTCGGCACGCCGTTCGAGGTGAAGTTCGCCGGCGAAGAGGCGCGGCCCGGCTCGTTCGAGGGCTACGGCGCCGTCTTCGGCAATATCGACGGGCACGGCGACCTCATTGAGCCCGGCACCTTCACCAAGGCGCTGCTGGACCGCGAGCGGTCCGGCGCCGGGCTGCCGCCGATGTACAAGATGCACGGCAAGCTCCTCGGCAATCGGCACGAGCCGATCGGCGTCTGGGATGCGATGAGCGAGGACGCCAACGGCCTGCACGTCAAGGGCCGGCTGGTCGGGCTCGATACCGAGACCGGCAAGTGGACCTATGCCCAGATGAAGGAGGGCGCCCTCAAGGGCCTCTCCATCGGCTACCGGGTCAACCCGCATGGCGCCAAGATGGGCTCCGGCCGCCCCGGCGAACCGCGGCGCACCATCAAGAGCGCGACCCTGACCGAGGTGTCGCTCGTCGACGACCCGTCGAACGCCCGAGCCCTGCATTACGGTCTCAAGAGCCGCTTCGCCGAGGCGCCGGCCGACGAGATCAAGACCATCCGCGAATTCGAGGACTTCCTGCGGGACGCAGGCGGTTACTCGCGTCAGGCCGCCAAGGCGATCGCCGCCGGCGGCTTCAAGGCCAAGCCGGACCCTCGGGATGAGGACGGGATAGGCGACCAGATCCGGGCGCGCCTCGACGCGCTCGCCACCCTCATCCGAAAGTAGGAGCCCCAGATGGAGCCCACCGAAGTGAATGCCGCCCTCGACGCCGCCGTCGGCCCGGTCATGACGGCGTTCGAGGAGTTCAAGAAGACCAACGACGCGCGCCTGGCCGAGATCGAGAAGAAGGGCTCGGCCGACGTCCTCGTCGTCGAGAAGCTCGGCAAGATCGAGGGTACCCTCAGCCAGTACGAGGGCATCAACCAGCGCCTCACCCTGGCCGAGCAGCAGACCAAGGCGGCCAAGGAAGCGGCCGAGCGGGTCGAGGTGGCGCTCGGCCGCCTGCCGGCCGACGCACGGGCGCGCAAGGGCACCGAAGAGGCCAAGTCCTTCGCCAATGCCTGGGCGCGCGCGGTCGTGCATGCCCACACCCTCGGCATCGTCAACCTGGGCGAGGACGAGCGGAAGGCGCTCGCTGACGTCGCGGCCGAGGCCAAGGCGCTCGGCATTACGCCCGACACCGCCGCGGGATTCCTGGCGCCGACCGAGTACGTCCGCGAGATCATCAAGGGCGTGACCGAGATCAGCCCGGCCCGCTCGATCGTCCGCGTGCGCTCGACGGCGGCGAAGTCGATCCAGATCCCCAAGCGCACCGGCCAGTTCGCCGCCCAGTGGGTGGCCGACCAGGGCACCCGGTCGGAGACGACGGGCCTCACCTACGGCCTCGAGGAGCTGCCGGCGCACGAGATGTACGCGCTGATCGATATCTCGAACCAGATGCTCGAGGACTCGGCCTTCGACATGGAGGCCGAGATCCGCGGCGAGGCGACCGAGCAGTTCGCGGTGGCCGAGGGCGCGGCCGTCGTCTCCGGCAGCGGCGTCGGCAAGCCGGAAGGTTGGATGACGAACGCCTCGGTCCTCTCGACCGTCTCCGGCACGGCGGCGACCGTCGCCGACGCCGACGGCCAGGCGAACGGCCTCATCACGCTGTTCCACGCGCTGAAGACGGCCTATGCCCGGAACGCCATCTGGACGCTGAACCGCACCACGCTCGGCTCGGTCCGCAAGCTGAAGGACGGCGACAAGAACTATGTCTGGATGCCGGGCCTGGCGCAGGGCATCCCGAACAGCATCCTCGGCGCGCCCTACGTCGAGATGCCGGACATGCCGAGCGAGGGCGCGGACCTCTTCCCGATCGCCTTCGGCGACTTCCGGCGCGCCTACACGATGGTCGACCGCATCTCGATGGAGATGCTGCGCGACCCCTACACGCAGGCGACGAGCGGCAACATCCGCTTCATCTTCCGCCGCCGCACCGGCGGCCAGGTCGTCCTGCCGGAGGCGATCCGCAAGCTGAAGTGCTCGACCTGACGGCCTGACGGCGCGTCCGCGAGCGGCGACCCCGGGGCGGCCGGCGACTGGCCGCCCCTCTCACACATCCCCAGCGACTGGAGAGAGCCGATGGCCTCCCGCGACCTGCACAACCACATCCACCCCGTGCCGCTGATCGCCCCGGTGGCGGCGCGGACCGACAACACCGCGATCGTCTCGGCGATCATCGACACGGCCGGCTACGAGAGCTGCGAGCTGGTCCTCGTCACCGGCACCAACACCGACGCCAACGCGACCTTCGCGGTCCTGGTCGAGGATGGGAACGATCCCGCCCTCGGCGACAACGCGGCCGTGGCCGACACCTTCCTCCTCGGCACCGAGGCGGAGGCCGGCTTCACCTATGCCGACGACGTCGAGTGCCGGAAGATCGGCTATGCCGGCGGCAAGCGGTATGTCCGCATGACGGTGACGCCGTCCGGCAACGACAGCGGCAACATCTTCCTGGCCGGCATCGCGCTGCTCGGCCACCCGCGGCACGCGCCGCCGGCCAACCCGCCGCAGTGATGATCGGGGCGAGGGAAGGGGCGGCGCTGCCGTCCCTTCCTTCGAGTCCAGCCGAGGGAGCCATCCATGCCCAACAGCGTCCCCGTGCGCGTCCTGCGCACCGTCCGTGTCGCGGTCGCCGGCACCGTCTATGGCCGGGAGATCGTGGCCGGCACCGACGACCAGGTCCCCGAGCATCTCGCGCCCAGCCTCATCGCCGCCGGCTATTGCGAGCCGCGTCCGACCGAACCGCCTCCGCCTCCGCCGATCCCGCCCGTCGCCATCCCCGACGACTGGGCGTCCGGCAACGCCGATGCCGTCAAGGCGCTGGCCGCCGCGATCACCGGCGCGGAGGCGCCGCGCACCCGCGCCGAGGCCGAGGCGATCGTCAAGGCCGAGATCGAGCGCCGCGCCGCTGCGCCTGTCGCCTGAGCCATGTTCACCGTCTCGACGCCCGCCGAGAGCCGCCAGCTGCTCACCATCGAGCAGCTGCGCGCGGCGGCCGGCGTCACCGGCACCGACCAGGACGCGGTCCTGCTGGCGCTCGGCCTGCGCATCGCCGACGAGATCGCCGACCATTGCCGCGTGCCGTCCGACGGCGTCCATCCACCGACCCTGCTGCGCGAGACGCTGGTCGAGACCATCCGGCTGACCTGCTGGACCCAGCCGCTGATCCTCGCCCGCCGCTGGCTCGGCGACGTCTCGGTGACGGTCGACGGCGTTGCGGTCGACGCTGCGGACCTCGAGGCGGACGCTCCGGCGGGGCTGCTCTACCGGCTGCAGGACGACCGCCGCACCGCCTGGGCGGCCGGCAAGGTGGTCGTCACCTATCAGGCCGGCTTCGCCGAGGCGCCGACGGCCGTGATCGGCGCCGCCGAGCAGCTGGTCCGCCTGCAGCGCTCCCAGGCATCCCGCGATCCGCTGGCGCGCTCCGAGCGCGTCCGGACCGAGGGGGTCGAGGAGATCCAGACCGACTTCTGGGTCGGTCCCGTCGACGGCCAGGCGATCCCGTCCGACGTCGCCGACCGGCTCGCCCGCTACGTCTATCACCAGGTGGGGTGACCCATGCTCGCGCCCGGCCCCAAGTCCCTCGGCGACATCGCGATCGGCGCCGCCGGCACGCAGGTGACGACGCCGGTGACCGGCCTCGCCGGCATGACGGCCGTCAGCATCCTGGCCCGCCTGATCTATGGCAGCGGGGGCACGACCGTCCGCGCCTACGTCCAGACTTCACTCGACCAGGGCACCACCTGGATCGACGTCGCCTGCATCCTCTTCGGCACGACGTCCGCGGCCAAGGTCGTCAACTTGAGTGGCCTCACCCCGCGCACCACGCCCGCCGCGCCGACCGACGGCAGCCTCGCCGACGACACCAGCTTCGACGGCATCCTCGGCGACCAGCTGCGGGTCAAGGCGATCTCGACCGGCACCTATGCCGGCTCGACGGTACTCAGCGTGCGGGCGGCTACCCGTTGAACAAGAACTTGTAGATGACTCCGCCAACAAGCCGAGGCGGTCCAGCGCCTTCCACAATACGGGCGCCGTCGAGTTCCCCGGCTTTCAGTCCAACACTCTGCAGTGCAGCGGCTGTTCCCTGGATCTGGATCTCCATCGTCGGGTGCCCAGCTTTCGCTTCCTCAATGATTCTTCTGACGTTCCCGTAGCTCTCGGGCTCTTCGGCACAGGTCTGAGTTTTCCCAGGCTGCTGGATAGCGGCCGATATCGCCTCAACGTGTCCCGAATGTTCGTCCATCAGCTGTTCTCCTTGTAGCGAGTCTGAGGAAACTACCATGGATACCTCCCCCGCCGGCATGATCGCCCGCCTCGACGGCTCGCTCGCGCGGGTGGGCGAGGACGTCGTGCTGCGGCGGAACACGCTGGGACCGGGCGGCGTGCAGATCCCCTTCGATGCCACGGTGCGGGCCCAGGTCCGCGGCTACGAGCCGGCCGAGCTGACCGCCGCCGTGATCCAGGGCGACAGCCGGGTGATCCTGTCGCCGACCCAGATCGAGCAGGCGGGATGGCCCGGCGCGACGGCCGCTCCCGTCACCGGCGACCGCCGGGTTCCGCGGCGCGGCGACGTCGTCCTGGTGCAGGGCACGCCGCGCCATGTCTTCGCCGCGGCGCCGAAATATGTCGGCGGCGTCCTGGTGCGGATCGAGCTCCAGGTCCGCGGCCAGGCGGGATAGCGGCCATGGCACGGTCGGCGTTCGAGTCCGTGATCCAGGTGCAGGTCGCGAAGTACGGGCCGGACGCAGCGAAGCGCCACCACATCGCCGTCGCCCGGCGGGGCCTGGCCGACTATCTGGCGCGCCAGGACGCGCGCCCCGACTACTCCATCGAGACGGACGGGCGCCCGGCCGCGTCCGAACTCTCGGTGCAGCCCTACGGCATCATCACCTATCGCTTCCGGCGGATGCGCGAGGTGGCGGCATTCGCGCTCGCCGAGGCGATCCGCCTCTCGCCGCACCGCAGCGGGCGCTACAAGCGGTCCTGGTTCGCGATGGTCGACGGCGCGGAGGTCGATGTCGACGCGATCCGGCAGGACGCCGGCCTCGTCCTCATCACCAACGACCAGCCGTACAGCCGCAAGATCAACGTCGGCGCCAAGGGCTTCGAGAAGTACGCCAACCCCGGGATCGTCGAGCGGGTCCGCCAGCTCGTCCGCCGGCGCTACGGCACCATCGTCGCTCCCGAGATCGAGTACCTGACGCTCGAGGGCGCCTACCGGCTGAAGCGCGACCTGTTCCGCCGGAACAAGCGCGGCGAGCGCTACGGCTCCGCCCGGCGGGATGCGCTGGCCGGCTCGGATCTGCGCTACCCGGCGATCGCGCTCAAGTCGAAGTTCTGAGGAGCCGGCCATGGACTGGCACGACGCCGAGGCGGCGATCCGAGCGCACGTCGAGGCGCAATGGCCGCTCTCGCAGTTCGCGGCGATGCCGCTGGCCTGGGAGAACGAATTCTCCGGCTACCAGAACGACTTCATCACGCTCGTCGTCGAGGGCACCTACGCCGACAAGAGCATCTACGGCTCTTCCGGCAAGCGCCTGTCCGTCGAGGCCGGGATCGTCTTCTTCCACTGCTTCGTCGAGCCTGGCCGGGGCAAGGCCGCCGCGCTGGCGCCCGTCGTCGCCATGACCCGCATCCTCGAGCTGCGGGCGATCCAGGGCGCGATCCGCCTCGAAGGCGGCGCCCCGCCTTCGCCCGTCGCGGAAGGTCCGGAGGTCGCCGCCCAGCAGCCGGGCGGGGCCTATTACCGCTGCTCCGGCAGCGTTCCCTTCATCGTCATCGGCAACCGCTGAACAGGAGTCAGCACCATGTCCGTCAATGGAACCCTCGGCTCCAAGCTGCTGATCAGCACCACGCCGGTGGCGGAGAGCGTCGACAGCGAGGCCGGCTACAGCGCGCTGGGCTGGACCGAGGTCGGCCTCATCGACAATTTCGGCGAGTTCGGGCGCCAGTTCGACCTCGTCACCTTCCAGCCCGTGAAGGACGGCCGCACCCGCAAGTTCAAGGGCGGGTTCAACGACGGCTCGACCCAATTCACCATGGGGCAGGACCTGACCGACGCCGGTCAGGCGGCGATGAAGGCCGCGGCCGATGCCGCCACCCAGGACAATTACGGCTTCCGGATCGAGCTGAACGACCCGCCCTCGCTGTCCGGCGGCCCGACGACGTTCTTCTTCCGCGGCCTCGCCATGTCGTTCCGGACCCAGATGGGCGCCGCGAACTCGGTGGTGAAGGCGACGGCGATGGTCGAGGTCAATTCCGACATCGTCCAGACGCTGCCGGCGGCGATCTACGACCGGTTCCTGACCGGCGGCTCGCTGGCGGCATACGAGCTCTTCAACGGCTCGGACGCCCAGGCGGCCGATCCCGAGATCAGCGCCGACACCCTTGTCATGGTCACCGGCGACGCCGGCACCGGCTATGCCGCCGACGGCACGCAGATCATCGCCGACGCGGGCTTCGTGCCCTCGGCCGGCGCCATCGTGGTCGAGGCCCGGCTCAAGGCGTCCGCCGTGACGGAGATCGCGCTGTTCGTCGGCCTGACCGACCAGAAGGCCGCGCTGGAAGCGCCGATCGAATCCGCCGCCTCCGCCGACACGCTGACCTCGAACGCGACCGACGCCGTCGGCTGGATGTTCGACACCGACATGGCGACCGACAACCTCTGGCTGGTCGGCGTCAACAACGACGTGGACGAGACCGCGCAGAACGCGGGCGTGGCCCTGGCCGGCGACACCTACGTCACGCTGCGCGTCGAGGTCGAGGCCGACGGGGACGCCCGGTTCTACCGGAACGGGGTCCAGGTCGGGACCGCGATGGCGACCGCCTTGGCGACCGGCGCGACGCTCTACCCGACCATCGTCGCCGCGGCCCGCGACACGGCGAGCCGCACCATCACCGTCGACTACCTCTACGCCCGCCAGGACTGATCCGGCGGCAGGACGAAAGGAGCCAGAACCATGTCCGCTACCGGCACTCTCGGCGCAGTCCTCTACACCTCGGCCACGCCCATGACGAACGTCGACGCGGCGGCGGATTCGATCGGGGACTTCCAGGGCCTGACCATCACGACGGAGGTCGGCCTCATCGACAACTTCGGGGAGTTCGGCAAGCAGTTCGACCTGGTGACCTTCCAGCCGGTCAAGGACGGCCGGACGCGGAAGTTCAAGGGCGGCTACAATTCCGGCCAGATCCAGCTGACCATGGGCCAGGACCTGACCGACGCGGGGCAGGCCGCGCTCAAGGCCTATGCCGATGCCGCGAACCAGAACGCCTACCCGTTCAAGATCACGCTGGTCGGGGCGGATTCCAGCTACGACACCATCTTCTTCGCGGCCCGGGTCATGAGCTTCCGGACCCAGATGGGGGCCGCCAACAGCGTGGTGAAGGCCAGCGTCATGCTGGAGATCGACAGCGACGCCTTCATCGGCGCTGCGAGCTGATCCGGCGCCCGGGGCGGCGAGCCCGCCCCGGCGCCTATCCGACTTCGCGCCAACCCCGCTTGAGGTAGGCCGTCGCGAGCAGCGGCTGCATCAGCGCGCACCAGAGCGCCCAGGCCGCAAGCCCGGCCCATCCACCCGACGCGTGAAACGCGGCCTCGCTGGTCGTCAGATGTCCTGCGATCGCGATGCCTGCGCCGATCGCGATCGGCCCCAGGACAAGGGTCACGAGCGCCGCCAGCCACGCCCGGCGGAAGGCCAGGAAGAACGGCCCCAGGCACAACGTCAGCAGATACGAACCGAGTCCGACCGTCTCGGTGTAGCCGCTGGTCGGATTGGCGAACCCCCGTATCTGCATAGCCACTCCCGATCCGCAGTGGGGTCACAACCCTCTCAGAAATACAGCCGCTCGTCGAGCGGACAGCGACGCCCGCGCGGGCGGGGCGGGAGGCGAAGCATCGGGGCGCCTCCCGCCCACCTTCCCGATACCCCGACGGAGAACCACCCCATGTCCAAGCTCAACCAGGGCGAGGTCGAGATCGTCCTCGGCGGTCAGACCCGCGTCCTGCGCCCGACCATCAACGCCGTCCGGGCGCTCAGCCGGATCTATGACGGCCTCGACAGCTGCCGGAACAAGCTGGCGACCCAGAACCTCGAGGTCACGACCAATGTCATCCGCTACGGCCTCGGGCTCAACGACGCGGAGGCCCGGAACCTCGACGCCCAGGTCTACCGGCAGGGCCTGACCGCGGACCTGATCCTGCCGCTGATGCGCTTCGTCGCCATCCTCGGCAACGGCGGCAAGCCGGTCGAGGAAGATCCGGCGGACGGCGGCGGAGCCGACGGCGCGGGCGAGGGGGAGGCGGCGGGAAACCTCTGACGCTCGACGCCTGGGCGGACGGGCTCTTCAAGCTCGCCGCCGGGTGGCTGGGCTGGCCACCCGACGTCATCCTCGCCTGTCCGATCGGGCAGCTCGAGCTGGCCCTGGAAGGCAAGGTCGAGTTCGTGAAGTCGACCAGCCCCTGGGGCAGCTCCGAGGAAGACGAAGAGGCCAGGAAACTGGCCGAGCAGGTGCCGGCCCCCGCGCTGGCCGCCGAGCAGATCAAGGCCTTCTTCGCCCAGCGGCAGGCCATGGCCGGCCGGCACAAGGCGAAGGCCCGTCCGGAATAGCAGCACCCGCTTGGCGGCATCGGGCCATCCCGATGCCAGGGAGGCGCCATGGTCGATGAGGTAGCCAGGACAGCCCTCGTCTACGACGCGACGCAGGCCAAGAAGGGCGCGCAGGACTTCGCGCAGGCCTCCCAGCAGGTCATCGACGCGAACCGCGCGGTCGAGGCGGCCGAAGCCAAGGGCGCCTCGACCGTCGCGGAGGCGGAGAACCGCAAGGCGACCGCGCGTCGCCAGGGCACGGCCTCGGCGAAGGCCGCCGCTGCCGAGGAGGCGGCGGCGATCGCCGCCGGCGCCGATGCGATCGACAAGGCGACGAAGCGCAAGCTCGAATCGCTGTCGAGCCAGACGCGCTTCCTGGATTCCATGGCGCGGCGCCTCGACCCCTTCGCCCAGGAGGTTCGCAAGGCGCAGACCGAACTGAACCGGCTGCAGGGGATCGCGGGCGGCAGCGGCGAGAACGCGGTGCGCGCGGCAGACCTGCTCACCGCCGCAACCCGCCGGCTCAGGGAGGCCGAGGAGGCGCTGGCGGCGAGCCGCCGGCAGAAGGGGCCGGACCATTCGGCCGAGCTCGAGCAGGTCGTCCAGCAGTACGACCGCACGCGGGCGGCGGCCCGGAACTATGCGGCCGAGCTGGCGCGCGTCACCGGGATCCTCGACGCGAACAAGGTCGCCGAGAGCGACCGCGCCCGCATCCTGGCGGCAGTGGCCGCCCAGCACGACCTCGCCGCCCAGAAGGAGGCGGCGGCGATCGGCCGCGTCGAGACCGCGCTCCGGCAGCGCGCCGCGGCCGAAGATGCGGCCATTGCCAACGCCTGGAAGCTGGCGGACGCCAACCGGGCCGCGGCGGCCGCCGAGCAGGAGCGCAATCGCGCCGCCGCGGCCCAGGCGCAGTTCAACTCGGTGCTCGGCGTGCGCGCGCCGGCGTCCGGTGCCGCCGCCCAGTCGGCCGCGGCCTTCGAGGAGGCGTTCCGCCAGCAGGAGCGCCTGACGGCGGCGGCCCAGCGCTACAAGGACGCCCTCAATCCGCTACTGCCGCTGCAGCGCGCGTACCGGGCGGAGCTCGACCAGATCAACCAGACCGCACGGTCCGGGCTGCTCTCCGAGCAGCAGCGGTCGGCGGCGGTCCAGCGCACCAAGGACGCGTTCGTCCAGCAGGTGACCGCGCTGCGGCAGGTCGACCAGGAAGGGGTGAAGCACATCGGCACGGTGCGGCTCGCGGCGCACCAGTACAGCAACCTCGGACAGCAGATCCTGGACGTCGGCGTTTCGCTGCAGGGCGGGATGAACCCATTCACCGTCTTCGTCCAGCAGGCGCCGCAGGCGGCGTTCGCGGTCGGTGGCTTCAGCAACCTGCTGAAGGTCGCGCTCAGCGTCATCACGCCCTTCACCGTCGGCATCGGCGCGCTCTCGCTCGGGCTGGCGGCGCTGACCCTGCGCTACGAATCGATCGCCGAGCAGGATCGCCTGTTCGGAGCGACGCTGCGGACGACGCGTCGCGAGGCGGAACTGACGACGGCGCAGGTTCGCGGCCTGGTCGAGCAGATGCGCGCCCTCGGCACCAGCCGCAACGACGCGATCGCATCGCTCGAGGCCGCCCTCCGGAACCCGCGCGTCAACGCCCAGCAGATCGTCCAGATCGCGCCGATCGCGCCGAACTATGCGGCGGCGATGGGCAAGGCCGTGCCTGAGGCGATGCGCGAGCTCACGCAGGCTGCGGCCGATGGATATGCCGGGATCGTCCGGTTGGACGAGGCCTTCGACTTCCTGAGCAGCACCCAGCTCGAGTCCATCCGCACGATGGCGGAGGAGGGGAACAAGGTCGGCGCCGTGGCGCAGGCGATGGACCTCCTCAGGGAGCGGACGACGGGTGCCGCTCGCGAGGGCGTCTCGCCGATGTCGCGGGCGATGACCGACCTCGGCCGGATCTATCGCGGCATCGTCGACATGGTGTTGCAGAACCCGGCCGTGAAGGCGACTCTTGAAGGCGTGGCGGGTGCTCTCGGCTGGGTCGCCGACGCCGTCGAGCGGTTCGCCAACAGCTCGGGCACCGCGACGGTTGCCACGCTGAACGCCAGGCTCGCCGAGAGCGAGACGATGCTGGCGAACCTGCGGCAGAGCTACGATCTCCAGCGGCAGGCCAGCCCAGGTCTTGCAGCCGGCATCGAGCGCCAGATCCAGCAGGTCGAAGCCGGCCGCGCCCGGATCAAGGCGCAGATCGACGGCATGGCACGGGACGCCGCCAGGTCCGGTGTTGGCATCGGCCAGATGACAGTGGCCGACGGCCCCTACAATAGCTCGGCCGACCGCGAGGTTGCCGAGCGCTACGTCCAGGCGCTGGAGCGGGGCCAGAAAGGCCTGGCTGACGCCTACACTCGGACCGGCCGCGCCCGCGACATCGCCATAGCGCAGGCCAACGCCGAACGCGAAGCGAACGAACGGAACATCCACGGCGACGAGCGCGCGCGGCTGGTCAAGGTGCGCGTCGCCGAGGCGACCCGCCAGCACAGCGCCGCATCGGCGGATTTCGCGGTCGCCGCACGCGCCGCGGCGGCCGGCGCCTTCCTCGTCGCAGATGCCGCCGGGAAGGGCGAGGCGGCCGAGCGCGCCGCCGCCGCCCAGGCCGCCATCCTGGCCGAGCAGAACAACAAGGGCGCCGAGGCCTTCAAGCAGCGTGCCCTCGAAGAGGCCGCGGTCCTCAAGATCACCAACGAGACGACGCGCGAACTCGAGCGGTCGACGCAGGCCAGCCAGGGCATGGCGGCCGCCGCGCTCCTGGGCGCCGAGGCCATGGCCGCGGAGACCCGCGCCCAGTACGAGCGGTCGATGGCGCTCAAGCTCGGCGCCGACCGCACGACCGAGCTGGCCCAGGTCATGAAGGCCTACGACGCCGACCGCGCGGCCAAGCTCTCCGAACAGGCCAACACCGAGGCGGCCCGGATCCAGGCCCAGGCCGACGCGACCATGCGCCTTGCCGAGGCGACCCGCTTCGGCTCGGCCGCGGTCGAGGAGGCGGAGGTCAAGAACCGCCTCCTGGCCGAGGCGACGAAGCTCCAGATCGGCAACCTCGACGACCAGGCGGGCGCGATCGAGAAGCTGCGCCAGCTGCATCCCGAGCTGGTCCGCGCCATCGAGGCCGAGGTGGCCGCGAACAAGCAGCTGGCCGCCGAACAGGACAAGCTGAAGGCGTCGCGCGATAAGCTGGTGGCGCAGGCCTCGGCCTATGTCGCCAGCATCTCCGACCCCGCGTCCCGGCGCGCCGGCGAGCTGGAGATCGAGCGGCTGGAGCGGGTCATCGACCTGACCGACAAGTACAAGACGGTCGCCTCCGGGCAGGGCAAGGCGCTGCTCGACCTCTTCGACGAGACCCAGGCATACCGCGAGCAGGAGCGCTTCTGGAACGACAGCCGGCAGATGGCCGAGGGCTATGCCGACGACGTCAAGGGGTACCTGCTCGACGGCCTGACCGGCGCCACCAACAGCGGCAAGTCCATCTTCCGCGACATGTGGGACGCCGCGCTCGAAGGAGGGAAGCGGTTCCTCATCAACTTCGCGCTCGAGCTGGCAAAGCAGCGCTTCGTCATGCCGATCCTGACCAGCGTGATCGGCAGCAATGCCGGTGCTTTTGGGGTCGTTGCCCCGCAGACGGCCGGAGGCGCGCTGACGCTGACGCCCAACGGCGATGGCAGCTTCAGCCTGAGCAATCTGCCGGGCACCAGCTCCCTCGGCGGCGGGTCGTTCGGCGGGTCGTGGTTCCAGGGGATCCTCGACACTCCACTGTGGGGCACCGCGGCCGGGTCGGCGGTCCTGCCTGCCGGCGTTTCTGCGGCGACCGGTTCCGCTGCGGGGATCACCTCGGCCGGCAATCTTGGCGCGTTCACATCCGAGGCGGCCCTGACCGGCTCGGGCTTTGCGACCGGGTCCGGCGCTGCGGCAGCGCCTTTCACGGTCGGCCAGGCTCTTCCCGGTGTCGGCGCCGCGCTCTCGATCTACAACGCGGCCACCAATCCGAACATCGGCACGATCTCCGGCGCGGCCCTGACGACGGCGGGAGCTGCGGCGACGATGTTCCCGGCCATGTTCGGGTCGCTGGCCGCGCTCGGCCCCTACGGCATGATCGCCGGCGCGATCCTGTCGATCCTCGGCAACACCATCTTCAAGCGGAAACCCAGCAACATCGGGGCGGAATCCAGCTTCAGCTTCGACCAGCTGGCAGCGGGCGCCGAACTGGACTTCCAGACGCTGTTCCGCGGCGACAAGCACCCGAACAGCCTGCGAACGACGGACAGCCTGTCGGCCGCCCTGCAGGACACTCTTTCGGAGCTGGCGGGGCAGTACGGCGACGTGCGCTTCGGCGGCACCTTCGGCGCGAATTATGGCCGCAAGGAAGGGACGTCGATCTGGTACGGCGCGCCGGACATCACGTCCGTCGACCAGCGCAGCGTCTTCAACTTCGACCCCGAGAACGACGAAGAGGCCGCCCAGGCCTTCGCGGATCTGTCGCTCGCCGCCCTGCGCAACGCCGACTGGGATGGTCTCGGCAAGACGGTGGCGACGGCCGTGAAGAACAGCGCGGCCACCGACCTGGTGGGCTTCCTAGCCGACGTCGACTTCGCCAAGGGCTTCGAGACCACGGTCGACTTCCTCAACAAGGGCTGGGATCCGGTCACCAGCCAGATGGCGCAGATCAAGAAGACGGCCGAGGAGGGGGGCAAGGCGATCGCGAAGACGATCACCGACTTCCTGGACAAGACGAACGAGCTGTGGCCGTCGGTCACCCGCAGCTTCGACGCGGCGGGGAACGAGCTGGTCGCCGGGGCGCAGACCGTCATGCAGGCGCTGGTCGTCGAATACGGCCAGGCCAACACCGAGGCCGAGCAGGCCGGCGCCGCGATCCGGGACGCGGCCGGCAACTACTACACGTTCGCCGGCCAGATCGGCGACGCGACCCTGGAACTGACCTCGGCCTCGGGCGAGGTGGTGACCGCGACCTATGACGCGTCGACCGGCGTTTACGAGCTGGCGACCAGCGTCACGGCGCTCGGCGACAGCGTCGCGACCACCATCACCGAGATGAGCGCGGAATCGGTCGCCGGCGCGACCGCGGCGAAGAACTTCGCGCTCGGCGTCCTCGGCCTCAACGACGCCTTCCGCTTCGTCCATGAGGATGGCGTCGACGTCCTCAAGCAGGGCCTCTTCGCGGTCGAGCCGGCGCTGACCGGCCTCGACCTGGCGCTCGAGGAATCGCGCCAGGGCATCCAGAGCCTCGTGCCTGCGCTCGAGGCGGCCGGCGTCACGGCCGAGGAAATCGCCCTCCTCATCCCGGCTGCGCTGGCCCGCGCCGAGGCGGATATCCGCGCCAACTTCGCGCTGGCGGCGGTGGCCGAGCAGTTCTCCTGGAACCAGCGCTTCAACCCGGGCGCGGTGCCGACGGCCGCCCAGGCCTTCGCCTCGGTCGGCGCCACCCGCGACGCGACGCCGGTCTTCTTCGACACCCTCAATTCGTTCTTCCTGCGGGCGGGGGCGGGCCAGGCGACGCAGGCGGACTTCGGATCGCTGGAGACGAACTTCCAGAACCAGGCCGGATACGACATCCTGACCGACCAGCAGCTGAATGGGCTCTATTCGTCCGTCCAGGGCGCGCTGCAGGCGTCGCTCGCCCTGCAGCAGTCCTGGTCGCCGGCCAACGACAACTTCGATTCCGGCACGTCGAGTGCCGGCGGCGGGAGCGCCTCGGACGGCCAGCGCGAGCAGCTCCAGGAGAGCCTCGACCTGCGGCGCGACGAGCTGCGGGTCATCAAGGAATCGATCTCGGTCCGCGAGCGCGATCGCGACAGCTATCTCGATCTCGCCGAGCGGACGCGCAGGTTCCGCGAGAGCCTGCTCCTCAACACCGCGCTGACGCCCCTCGACCCGACCTTGGCCCTGGCCGAGGCGCGCCGCCAGTTCGAGGTGACGGCCGCCAAGGCGATGACCGGCGACCAGGATGCGATCCGCGACCTGGAGGGCGTGTCGACCGCGCTGCTGGAACGGAGCCGGGCCTATTACGCGTCGACCAGCGGCCAGCTCGACAAGTCGACGCGCTACCAGGAGGACTTCTCGCGCGTCCAGGCTGTCCTGCTGCAGGTCGAGGGCAAGGCCCGCGACTATGCCGCCGAGGCGGTCGCCGAGTTGGTCGCCCTCAACCGCCAGGCTGGCGAGATCGAGACCGCGATCGGCGGCCTCGAGAGCTCGATCAAGGCCCTCGGCGGCACGTCGGGCTCGCCGGGCAGCCCCGGCTCGCCCGGGACGCCTGCGGATCCCGCCACGCCGCCCAGCTACGATTTCGGGTACGCCAATCTCGGCCGGCGCCAGGGGGAGAGCGCCGACGCGTTCATGCGCCGCATGTTCCCGACCATCGCGCCCCCGGTCGCCGGCAGCGACAACGTCGTCTCCGACCAGGAGGGCTATGCCTGGGCGCAGCGCCTGCGCGATCCGACCTATCTGCCGGGCCTGACCAACGCGGCCTACTACGCGTCGGCGATCAAGGCCTCGAAGGGCGAGTTCACCGGCCCGTTCTCGGAAGGGGCCCACACCACCTTTCTGCGTCCCGGCGGCGTCTGGAATGACGAGCGGACCCGGGCGTTCATCGACGAGCTGCGCACCCGTACCTCGGTGCCGAGCGGCTACTTCGGCGGCTATGCCTACGCGACCGGCGGGCTCGTCACCGGCGGCATTCGCGGAATGGACAGCGTGCGCGCCATGCTGACGCCGGGCGAGTATGTCCTGCCGCCCGCCGCGGTCCGCCGGCTCGGCCTGCCCCAGCTCGAGGCGATGCGGTCCGGCCACGGAAACGAGAACGAGGTCGTCGACCGGCTGGGCAAGCTGGTCGACCTCGCCGCCCGCATCATCGAGCGGCAGGACGCGCAGATCCGCCAGAACGAGGCGGCCGCGCGGCACGTCGGCTCCAAGGTCGAGGAGACGACGGAAGCGGTCCGGCGGGCGCGGCCACGGCAGACCGATCCCGGCATCTTCAAGCGGGCGGGCTGATGGCGACGGCCAAGCGGTACTTCCTGCTCGAGCTCGAGGGGTTCAACCCGGCGACGCAGGCGGTGGAGATCGTCCGCTTCACGGACGGTCCGGACTGGATCACCGAGCCCGACGACGATCCGCCGGACGCGCGATACTTCTCGGCCCTGGTCCTGCCCGACGACATCGTCTTCGGCCGCTCGCTCTTTGCCGATGGACGCACCGGCGGCGGTGCCGAGATCGAGATCTCCGACAACATCCGGATCATCAACCGGCCGGATGCGGAGACCGGGACCGGGCGCTGGGATCACCTGGCGGACTGGGGGTGGGACGGCCGGCGGGGCTGGCTCTACCGGATCGACGAGGGACAGGGCAGGGCGGATGCCGTGCTCGTCCTCTACGGCGTCCTCGAGCAGCTGCTGCCGGAGTACCGGATCGCCGCCGGCTCCGGCACCGATCACCTGGTCGTCCGGCTCAAGGATCCCCTGTCGCAGCTCGATCGGCCCCTCCAGCCGGCCAAGTACGACGGCAGCAACGTCGGGCCCGACGGCGTCGAAGGCACCGAGCTGGACATCAAGGGCCTGCCGAAGCCGGTGTCCTGGGGCCGCTGCTACGAGGTGCCCGGGCGCCCGGTCAATACCTCGCTGCTGCTCTACCAGTTCGCGGACGGGGCGCTCGCCGAGATCGAGCCGACCTGGGACAAGGGCCTCGAGCTGACCCTGGCGGACGACTATGCGACGCCCGCCCTGCTCGGTGCGGCATCGGTCGACCCTGGCGACTATGCCACGGCGCTGGCGTTCGGAATGGCGATGCCGGGCGCGCCGCCGGACGGCGCCGTCACCGCCAACACCAGCACGGTCGCGACGCCGCTGCCGTCGGGCGACGCGGTCCAGCTCGACGGGTCGACCGAGTTCTTCGCCAAGGCGAGCGGCGTCACCGGGGCTCCGACGACCGACCGAGGCGTCGTCTCGGCGTGGTTCCGGGTCGACGGCGGCGACGGCACAGAGCGCACGCTCCTGGAGCTGGCCACCGGCCCGTCGTCGGTCGCGCTCGAGCTGTGGCTCGGCACCGACGACAAGCTGCACGCGGCCTGGGTCGGGGCCGGCGGCGGCGCGGTCGCGTCCGTCGTCAGCACCTCGGCCTTCGCGGCCGCGGCGGACTGGCGCCACCTCGCGCTCGCGTGGATCTTCCCCGCGACCGGCTCGCCCTACCTCGCGCTGTGGGTCGACGGCGCCAACCAGACGAACCCGACGATCACCGGCACCGGCCCCTTCGACCCGCTGACGGCGATCCGCGTCGGCGCCTTCGGCCGCACCTCGCAGACCCAGCACTTTCCCGGCGCGCTCGCCGAGCTCTGGGTCGCCTGGAACCAGTTTCTCGACATCACGATCAGCGACGGGCTGGAGCGCCTGCGCACGCTGACGGGCTACCCGACCGACCTCGGCCCGAGCGGCGCCAGGCCGACCGGCTACTCGCCGGCCTTCTACCTCCGCGGCGGACCTGCGGCCTTCGGCACGAACCTCGGCGTCGGCGGCGACCTCACCGCGAGCGGCACGCCGACGCTGGCCGATTCGACGCCCTATGCGCCGCCCCCCGCGACGCCGTCGACCGTCGTCGCGGCCGAGATCATCCGCGACATCATCACCAGCCGCGTCGGGCTCGGCGACGACCAGATCGACGACGATGCCTTCGATGCGGCCACCATCGCGGCACCCGAGGAGATCGGGCTCTGGGTCGGCGAGGAGGCGTCGGTTCGCGACATCCTCGACCTCGTCTCCGCCCACGGCATCGCCTACTGGTTCCGGCAGGACGGGCGGTTCGCCATCGGCCGGTTCCAGCTGCCGTCCGGCTCGCCGGTGCATGTCTTCACGACGGCCAACGTCCTCGAGCTGGAGCGCACGCCGACGGCGGACAGCGGCTTCGGCGTCCCGGTCTACAGCGTCGTCGTCGAGCATTCCCGGATCTACCAGGTCGCGACGCCGAACAGCCTGGCCGACAGCGTCGACGCGGCGCGCCGGGCCTACCTCGAGCGCGAGTATCGGCGCGCCTCGGCCAGCGACAACACCGTCAAGGCCAAGCACCTCCTGGCGACGGAACTGGTGATCCGGACGCTGATCACCGACGCCGACGATGCCCAGGCCTATGCCGACGCCGAGCTTGCCCTGCGCTCGACCATCCGGCCGCTGTGGCGCGTCCGCGCACCGATCACGGCCGAGACGGCCGCGATCGACCTCTTCGACGTCGTCATGCTGCGGCTGCCCCGTTTCGGGCTGGTCGCCGGCAAGCTCTTCCGGGTCATCGGCGTCGCCGCCGCGCCGCGTCCGAACTGGGTCGAGTTTCAGCTCTGGGGCGGAGTCGACGGCCCGATCAGCGTCCCCTTCCTCGGCAACCGGGTGACGATCCACCCGCCGACCGTGATCGGCTCGGCGGCGACGATCACGGTGCCCTACCTCGGCAACCGGGTGACGATCCACGCGCCGCGGATCGGGCTCTACCTGCGGCCGCCCTTCCTCGGCAGCCGCGTTGCGATCCACGCGCCGACGGTCTCGACCAGCTACGGGATCGCGGTGCCATTCCTGGGCAGCCGGTCGACGGTGCACGCGCCTTCGGTGCTGCGGGGCGGGGTGGCGGTCGAGGTGCCGGCGCTGGGCAACCGGGCGACGATCCACGCGCCGACCGTGCTGCCGGGCGGCGTCGCGGTCGAGGTGCCGTTCCTCGGCCTGCGGGCGACCTTGCACGGCCCGACCGTGTCGGCCGCCTACCGCGTCCAGGTCCCGGCGCTGGGCAACCGGGTGACCGTCCACGCGCCGACGCTGGTCTACGACCAGGCGGTGCAGGTGCCCTTCCTCGGCAGCCGGGTGACGGTGCATTCGCCGGTCGTACAGTCGGGCAACACCTTCGTCGTCGTGCCCTACCTCGGCAAACGGGTGACGATCCACGCCCCGGCGGTGACCGCCGGCTACACCGTCCAGGTGCCGGCGCTGGGCAACCGGGTGACGCTGCACGCCCCGGCGGTGACCGCGCGCTACGCCGTCCAGGTGCCGTTCCTCGGCGGCCGCGCGACGCTGCACGCCCCCACGGTGACCGCGAGCTACAGCGTCCAGGTGCCGTTCCTCGGCAGCCGCGTCTCCGTCCACGCGCCGACGGTGGTGCCCGACCAGTTCGTCGCCGTGCCCTTCCTCGGCAGCCGCGCGACCCTCCACGCGCCGACCGTCGCCGCGACCTACCGCATCCAGGTCCCGGCGCTCGGCAACCGCATCACCATCCACGAGCCGGCGGTCCTGATCGGCGACCTGCGGCTCACGGAGGCGGGGGACACCCGCATCACCGAAGCGGGCGACGCCCGCGAGCTCGAATAGGAGACAGCACCGATGGCCAATTTCTTCTACCCGAAGGGTGCCGAGGCGGTCCTCAACGGCCAGATCAACTTCGGCGCCGACTCGATCATGGCGGCCCTGGTCGACACCGACGACTACACCTACAACTCGGCCCACGATTTCTTCGACGACCTGGCCGGCGTCATCGACATCGTGCCGCTCGCCTCGATCACCCGCACGAACGGCGTGCTCGATGCCGCCAACCCGACCTTCACGACGGTCGCCGGCGACGAGGCCGAACTGATCGTCATATTCAAGGACACCGGAACCGCCGGCACCTCGCCGCTGCTCCTCCACATCGACGACGCGACCGGCCTGCCCGTCACGCCCAACGGCGGCGACATCACGATCGAGTGGAACGCCAGCGGCATCCTGACGCTCGCCTGAGCCCGCTCCTCGCCTCGCCACCCGTCCCGCCACCCGATTGGGAGGGCCGCCGATGGCCAACCAGAAAATCACCGACCTGCCGTCGCTGACCGGCACGCCGGCGCAGACGATCCTCTTCGAGGCAGTCGACGACCCGGCCGGCACGCCGACCTCGAAGTCGGTCACGCTGAGCAAGATCTTCGACGGCATCCCGTCGCTGACCGACGGCGGGACGGCCGGCCGGCTCGACTACTTCCCGGCCGTGCTCAACGCGTCCGGGGCGTCGCGCTATTTCCGTGGCGTGGGCCTGTTCGGGATCATCAACGGCCTGCAGGAGACGGGGACGTTTGCGCTGGCCGACGAGCTGGGGCTCTACCAGCAGAACAGCAGCGCCGCCCGCAAGCGCTCGCTGCAGCAGATCTACGACCTGGCCGCCCTGCTCGCGACCTTCAGCGACCCGCAGACGGGCGATCTCGCCGTCGTCCACGACCTCTCGGCCGGGGTGACGAAGGCGATCTCGCTCGCCAACCTCGCGGCGATCGTGCCGCAGCTGACGGCCTTCGCCTCGACGATCGACGGCGCCGCCGACCTCGTCGCCCTCTGGGACAACTCGGCGTCGGCGATGCGCAAGCTGACGCCGGACCAGCTGTTCCAGGTGCGGCAGTCGGTGTTCATCCCGGCCGCCGCCTGGACGCCGCGGACGACCAACGGCCCGGCCGCCGGCTCGGCCGAGCTCTCGACCAACAAGCGGATGGTCAAGAGCCTCGACTTCGACGCCTCGACCCAGGAATACGCCCAGTTCCCGGTCTGGCTGCCGAAGTCGTGGGACCTGTCGACGCTCGCCTACCGCGTCGCCTGGACCACGGCGACGGGGACGGGCGGCGTCACCTGGTCGCTGGCGGCGCGGGCGGACAGCGACGACGACGCGCTCGACCAGGCGATGGGCACGGCCGTGCTGGTCGCCGACACGCGGCTCGCCGACAACGACCTGCACCTGACATCGGAAAGCGGTGCCCTGACGGCGGCGGGCTCGGCGGCGGAATTCGACCTCGTCACCTTCGAGCTGTCGCGCGCGGTCGCCGACGGCGGCGACACGAAGACCGGCGACGCCAGGTTCCTCGGCCTCCAGCTCTACTACAACACCCGCTACCGGAGCGACGCGTGACCGCCTGGGAGCGCGGGCGCTCCGGCCTGATCCTGCCGCGGCACCGGGGCGGGCTCTGCTCCGTGCTGGCCGTGACGCAGCTCGCGGGCTTCGGCGCGGGCGGGGCGTCGCCGCCGCCGACCTTCGACCCGACCCGCACGGATGCCCAGATCACGCTCTCGGGCGGCAATCTGTCGGGCTCGGCAACGTCCGGGCCGGGCTCGACGCTGTCGACCGGGATCGTGACCGGCGGGAAATTCTACACCGAAGTCCGGATCAACGGGCTCGGCTCGACCACGATCCGGCAGCGGCTCGGGATCGCGCGCGCGGATTTCGACTGGACCCTGCCGCCTGCCGATACGGGGTCGCTGTCGTGGGTCTATTTCGCTCGCGGCGACAAGAAGGGGCCGGACGACAGCGGCAGCGTCAGCTACGGCGACGGGTGGTCGTCCAGCGACGTTGTCGGGCTCGCCGTGGACCGCGATGCCGGCAAGGTGTGGTTCGCGCTGAACAACAGCTGGCAGGTGTCCGGCGACCCGGCGGCCGGCACCGGCGCGGCCTTCGAGGACGCGGACATGATTGCCGACCTCAGGCTGATCGTCGGCACCTTCGACAGCGTCGGCGGCACGTTCTCCTGGACGTGGCGCAGTTCCCCCGCCGACCACAGCTACGCCCCGCCCAGCGGCTTCAGCGCCGTCTGGCCGAGCTAGGAGAGACCGATGGACAACAGGATCGAGTACGGCTGGGTCGAGCCCGACCCGGCGACGGGCGAGCCCGCCGTCGTCAAGACGGAGTGGAAGGGCCAGCGCCTGCGGGTGCGCGCCGTCGAGGTGGCCCCGGCCGAGACGCGGGAGTACCGCGGCGGCTGGATCGCGGAAGACGGCAGCCGCAGCGGCACGATCGTCGGCAAGCTCTTCGTCGACGCGCTGGTCCTGCCGGCCGAGATCAAGACGGGTGCCGACGGCCGCCCCGTGGTGCGCCCGATCGAGACCGCGCCGCGGCCGCCGGTCCAGCCCTGGGAGCGGCTGGTCGGCCCGCTCTACCGGATCGAGCCGGAGAGGATCACGCGCTACTGGACCGTCGAGGACCGGCCGCTGGAGGAGCTGCAGACCGAGCGGACGGCGGAGGTGAAGGCCGAGCTGTCGGCCCGGATCGCCGACCGGCTGCTGGAGCGCGATGACGCCTCCGACCTCCGCGAGGCCGGCCGCGCCGCCCTGGCGGCGATCGCCGCCGCCGAGACCCCGCGCGCCGTCTCCGAGGTCGCCGTCGACTGGCCGGCCTGACGCCATGGCCTACACGCCGCCGATCCTCGGCTATGAGAACTGGGCCGAGGGCGCGACCGCCTCCGGCGGCTCCTATACGACGTCCCGCCCGGCCGCCAACATGCAGACCATCGAACTCGGCGTGGTCGCCCGGACCACGAACGCATCGACCTCGTCGACGATCCGGGTGTTCGATCTCGGCGCGGCACGATCCATCCGGCTCGTCGCGATCACCAGCCACAACCTCAGCGCCGCCGCCACGGTTCGCGTCCGCGCCGCCAGCAGCGAGGCAGGCCTGACGAGCGGCCCCGCGGTCGATGTGACGCAGAACGCTTGGCTCGGCGCCAACACGCCGGCGACGAACACGACCCGGCGCGGGACGCGTCTTCGGATGCCATGCGCGCTCGTCGTCCTCTCGGCCGACCAGAACTATCGCTGGTGGCGGGTCGACATCGCGGACAGCGGCAATCCGGATGGCTACGTCAAGATCGGCTACCTGCAGCTCTGGCAGGCTATACAGTTCTCGATGGGGCTCGCACCCGACGCCGCGCTGGCGCCGGAGACCGGGACGACGCGGCAGGAGACGATTGGCCTGGTCGCCCATTTCGACCCGCGGGCCAGCCGTCGCGTCGCGCGGTTCGTGACCGATGGCCTGCCGCCGGCGGAAGCCCGTCTCGTCGAGGACATCGTCGCCGACCGCGATCTGCACCAGCCGGTGTTCTGGCTACCGGATCCGACCCCGGACGAGCCGGGCGACATCCTGCGGCACGCCTTTCTCGCCCGGATGCGGGAACTGACCGCGCTCGAGCACCCCTACGTGATCGACCGCCGGCGCGGCGCCTGGAACCTCGAGGAAATCGTAGGAGGCTGATCCATGTCCGACCGCACCGATCCGCCGCACCACGGCGGCCGCCTGCATCTCCGCTGGGACGGCACGGTGACCGCCGGAAACGTCCTCATCGCACTGCCGATGGTCGTCGGCCTGGTGATCTGGGGCGCCCGCCTGGAGAGCCGCGTCAACCACGAGAGCGACCTGCGGACCCGGCTCGAGGCGCAGGTCGAGCGCGACCGCCGGAACGACGACCGGCTGTTCGAGGTCGTGCGCGCGGAGATCCGCACCCAGGGCGAGCAGACCCGGGCGGCGCTGGACCGCCTGGTCGACAAGATCGAGCGGAAGGCCGACCGGCCCTAGCAGGGGCGGTGGCACGGCCGGCTGGCGCGCAGCGTCGATGACGACAGGGTGCGAAGCCCGGCAGTGGGCCGCTCCCCCACCAGCCTTCCAGTTGCCGGCCGAAGCTGCCAAAGGGCACCGCAGTGTCTAGCAAGCCATCGCTGGCCTGCAAAAGGACCGGGCCCCGCGCCTCTGGAAGTAGCGCCGAGCATCCTGCGCGTCAATTCACCCACCCCGCCGGCACCCGCCGCGCGGGCTCTTCGTCATGGAGATCACCACCATGCTCAAGGATCTGTGGGCCCGCGCGCCGCGCTGGGCCGTCTACGCGGTCGCCTGCTCGCTGGCGGTCATCCTCGTCGCGACGTTCCTCGGCGGTCTCGACCTGGCGGCCGTGTGGGTGCGGTTCGTCCAGCTGAACGTGGCCGTCCTCGCCATGGCGTTCTTCGTCGTCGCGGTCCGGCTGATGAACTCGATCTCGGGCAACAGCTTCGACGCGAACTTCACGGCGGCACGAACGAGCGCCGAGGGCCTCCGCGGCATCATGGAGTATTACGGCCTGCGCATCGTCGCGCTCGGTCTCTTCCTCGGCCAGGTGTGGCGGTATTGAGGGGCCTGCTGGCGGCACTCGCCGTCCTGCTGGTCGCGGTGCCGGCCGCCGCCCAGCAGATCCCGCGCGGCCTCCAGTCGCGCATCTACGACGAGCGCATCGAGGAGTCGGTCCGCCGCTGGTGGCCCGGCTTCCCATATCCGAGCTGGTGGAAGGCGCAGCTCTGGCAGGAATCGCGTCTCAACCCGAAGGCCGTGTCGCCGGCCGGGGCGAGGGGCCTCGCCCAGATCATGCCGGGCACCTTCCGCGACCTCGTCCGCAAGGCGGACAGCGCGGCCAGGAGCCCGCACGACATCGAGGCGATCGACCTCGGCGCGATGTACATGGCCGACCTGACCCGCATCTGGCGCCCAGCCGGCCGCACCGCGCGGGAGCGGCACCTGCTGGCGCTCGCCTCCTACAACGCCGGGCCCGGATCGATCATCCGGGCGCAGGCCCGATGCAACGGCGCCGTCCACTGGCGCAACATCGCGCCCTGCCTGCAGCAGGTCACCGGCCCGGCGAACTCGCGGGAGACACGGCACTACGTCGAGGTGATCCCGGAATACCAGGCCGGCATCGAGCGATTCTGGGGGCGGCCGTGATCGCGACCCTCGCCTGCCTCTCCGTAGGGTGCGGCGGCCAACTGCATTAGCCGGATGGCTGGGGTGGCGTGCCTGTGCGTCACGCAGGAGGCCGCTGCCTAGCAAGCGCAATCGTCTGATCGATGTTCCGCCGCGCCTTCTCCTTCAACTCTTCGGAGATCGCAGGGTTGAAGGACGGCATGGCGAGGCGATCGACGGCTAGGTGCAGGTCATCGACGGCGCGGCGGATTGCGGCTTCATAGTCCTCGGCCCCCTCTGCCGACCGTCGCACGAACTCGTGCAGTAGCGCGCGAACGATGACCTGATAGACGGCGAGGCCCTCAAGCAGTGCGTCGATCGGCTCTGGTTGTTGCCTCGTCATCCCGATGGCCTCCCTGTCCGCGCATCTCTTCGGATAGCGGGCGCCCAACGAAGCAGTTCTGCACGCAAGAGTCGAGTCAGTCCGGCGGCCGCAGGAACGTCTGCACGATCTGGCGGATCGCGTCATGGCCTACGTCATCGGCGCCGCCTACGACCAGAACCGCCGGCAGGCCGTCGTTGGCTATCGTGCGACGTCGCTGCGGGGCTCAGCGCGGGTCGACGAACTGGATGTTTGTGACCCTAGCCGGCCTCGCCGTCGGCGCCGCCTTGCCGTAGCGCTGGGAGATCGTCCGCCCCTTCGACCGCTACGGCGAGCCGCTCAGTCCCGAGTTCGCGACCGAGGAGCAGGCCCGGGAGTATGCGCAGCGGCGTGGAGTGTGGTGGTGCGTGTAGCCCAAGGGAGGAGGGATTCGAACCCTCAACCACTCGATCCTAAATCGAGTGCTCTACCCTTGAGCTACACCCTGAGCAAGCAGGATCTACCTGCACCCCAATATCCTACGGCGCGATGATTCCGAGATCAAGTCGCGCCGACCAAGCTCCAGATTGGAAGGCCCATGCTGTCCAGGATAGGCCGCCTCCTGGGCGGCATCGGCATCCCCGGCTGGCTGCTCGGCGGGCTCGTGCTCGCGGCGGCTGGCTATGTGGCGACGACGCAAGTTGTGCTGCACAACCGCCAGAAGGCCCTCGACGCCGCCGTCGCGGCCGGCCAGACGCTGTCTGCGCGCAACGCGACCCTGACCGGGCAGCTCGACCAGCTGCAGGCGCTCAACGCCCGAAACGTCGAGACGCTGGCGCGCCTCCAGGCCGACCACGACCGCGACCTCGCCGACCTCGACGCGAAGCTGGCCCGGGCGGAGAAGGCCGGCCGCACCCTCTACCTCGTCCAGCAGGAGAACGCCCGTGATCCCGACGCGAACCGTCCGCTGGGCGACGTGTGCCCTCTGCTCGATCGCTTTCTTGAGCGCGTGCGGGACGAAGGAGGAGCCGCCCCCGCCCCGGGTGGCGGTGGAGATCCGGGAGGTCGAGAAGAAGCACCCGCCCGCCCTGCTGACGTGCGAAGACGAGCCGGCAGTTCCGCCGCGCCCGTGGATCGGTAGCACCGGGACCGACTGGATCGCCCGCATGCGCGCGGCCGGCCAGGACTGCCGTTATGCGCTCCGCTGCATCCGGGAGCGGCAGGCGGGGAGGGCTTGCGGGCGGTAGGAGGAGCGAACCTGCGTGCAATCAAGGCCGTGCACGCAGGTTCGTGTGGGTGGAGGTGAGAACCAAGACCGCGGCCGCACTGCACCCTGTCGCCCAAACAGTTTCAACAGTATGAGAAACAAGTGATGCCAGTAGATGCCTTGTCGGATTGACCTTTCGTGCCTTGCGAGCTGTCTTCTTAACAACTTTCTCCATGATCCCCTCCTTCAGTTTCGTTCCGCTGATGCGGAAGATAGTTAGAAGGGCAACAAGGGCCAGAACGGCCGTGGGATTCGAACCCACCTCAACCCCCGAAGCTCAAATCGAGGAGCAGGAGAGTTGGTGGCGGCCGCCACGTTTTCAAGGCCCGTAGGGTGCAGGCGTGTTGCTCGGCCATCCCAATCTGCAGGAGCGGCAGATCGAGCGCATCGGGGAGGCTGGGCGGTCGAGACGGCGCAGGGGCAGGGCTTGACTCTGGCGGGCGCGCGCACGATTTCCATGGCTCAACTACATTCGCACCGCACTGGCCATTCGGTCGGACGCGTTGGATGCGGCCGGGCGTCACCGTCACGACGCGGGACCCGGCTATGCGTCACTTTCTGCGGTCGCGGCGACTTCGGCGTCTTCTAGCTCTCGGCAGTCTCGGATGGACCGCGCTCTGCACCGGGAAGTTCGCTTGGACGGTGCTGGAAGCTGCTCTTCGCGCGTGGCCCTGGCAATGACCGGGGCATTCATTCCCACTGTCGTGGCGTGCTATCTCAGCACCGCGTTGAGCACCGTCGCCAGCCGGACGCCGGCGCGCAGCAGCTGCTGGCGCACGACGGGCGCCTGATCGGCCGGGTAGGTTGGCGGCAGCACGATCGGCTGCTGCGTGCCGCCGCGGAGGTTGCCGACCGCGGGATAGACGACGTCGCGCGCGATGGCGTGCGCCTCCGCCGTCCAGCGCTCCGACCCGCCTTGCTGCCAAGCCTGTTCCTCGATCGGGGTGAGGGACTGCAGCAGCCGGTCGACCAGCGGGGCACCCGGCTCGCGCATCAGCGGCGCCACGACATCGACGTCCCAGACGGCGTGCAGGTTGGTCGGTCGGCCGGCCAGCACGAGCTTCACGTCGTTGCCCCCGCGGTCCTGCGCATCGCCCGCGTGCAGCGGCTGGTGCATGTCGGCGACGATGTGGATGACCCACTTCAAGGCTTCGGCGCGGGCGGCCGGCAGGGACTGCCGATCCTTCAGGATGCCGACGAAGCGATCGAGTGCCGCGACCGAGCATCGCCCGTCCGGGCAGTCCCGCTCGGCGACATAGCCTGCCTCCCAGACCTGGACGTTGACATAGTGGAAGGGCCCGGTCTCGCGCCGCTCGCGGCGGATCTCGTCGGCCCAGGTTGAGACAGTGACCAGCGTCGCCCCGCCGCCGGGCTCGTCGCGCAGCAGCCGGGCGACCTCGCCGGCGGCGCGGGGCGTCAGCAGGCGTTCGGCCACGCCCGCGATCACGCGATGGCCGTCCTCGCCCCAGGCCGCGGCCGGGCCTGTCCAGCCGAGCATCGCGGTCACCGCCAGCACCAGGATCCTCGTCATGCTTCCTCGCCTGAAATCGTCTGGCACTGGACGCCATCTGCCGCGCCCGGCAGGGTGCCACAGACGAGCGCAAGCGCGGGAGCCGTCCAGTGTGCAACCTCTACAGCCTCGCGAAGCACCAGGCCGCGATCGTCGCTCTGACCCGGGCGATGGTGCCGGGCGACCTCAGCAACCGGCTGCCCATGTTCGGCATCTTCCCGGACTATGAGGCGCCGATCGTGCGCAACACCGCCGCTGGCCGGGAGCTCGCGATGGTGCGCTGGGGCATGCCGTCGTCGGCCAAGGCCCAGTTCGACGCGGCGACGAAGCGGGCGGACAAGCTGAGGTCGAAGGGCAAGGCGTTCGACTTCGACGAGCTGCTGCGCCTCGAGCCCGACAGCGGCACGACCAACGTCCGGAACACGGCGAGCCGGCATTGGAAGCGGTGGCTGGCGCCCGAGAGCCGGTGCCTGGTGCCCTTCACTTCGTTCTCCGAGTTCAACCGGGAGGCCGGCGGCGACATCTGGTTCGCGCTCGCCGAGGACCGGCCGCTGGCGTTCTTCGGCGGGATCTGGACGGCCGGCCACACGTCGGTGCGGAAGATGAAGACGGGGGTCGAGACGCTCGACCTCTACGCGTTCCTCACGACCGAGCCGAATGCGGACGTCGCTCCCATCCACCCGAAGGCCATGCCGGTGATCCTTACCAGCGAGGCTGAGCGCGAGACCTGGATGACCGCGCCATGGGAGGAGGCGGCCAAGCTGCAGCGCCCGCTGCCGGACGGCAGCCTCAAGATCGTCGCGCGCGGAACGAAGAAGGACGGCGAGGGAGGCTGACCCTAGTCGTCGGCCGAGATCAGCAGGTGCGGCCGGCCGTAGCCGTAGAGGCGCCGTGGGCGCTCGCCGACGCAGGCGACCCGCAGCACGCGGACATTGCCCAGGTTCCGGCCCGTCACGATCACCGGCAGGGTCGGATCGTACTGCCGCAGCTCGCGGGCCAGGCGCCCGACCGTCATCGTCGGCCGCGACGGGTCCCATGCCGGGACGTCGACATAGTGGGCCCCGCAATCACGCTGCTGCGGGCAGTCGCCGACGATCGCGGATAGCAGCAGGTCTAGGTCGACCGCGTCCCCATACCGCTCGATCAGCCGCGCGCGCTGGTATCGGCCGCGACGCGGGCAGCGCGAGCAGGCGACGTGGACCATGGAGGAAGGGACGCCGCCGATCGTTCGGGCGTCCCAGGGGTTCGGCCGGGGCATGGCCGCATCGTGAAACGGGAACGGAATGAGAACAAGCGGGGCGGGGGCACAGCTTGCGCGCAACTTGCGCGCAGAACGTCGACGTTCTCGTCGCGTTCACGCAATTGCCGTGAGGCAATGTCGCGCATATTCAGCGACTTAGCGTGTGGTCCACTTTCTTGACATCGTAGGGGTCACAGGTTCAATCCCTGTCGCGCCCACCATCCATTCCCTTGAAATCGCTAGGAATTCGCGGCCGCCGGACCGGCGGCCCGGAGAGTTCCGATTTCTCCGGCAACCCCGCAGCAACCCGGCGACGAGAACTCGGCCGCGGCCGGAACGCGACCGTCGAAGCCGTCGACAGGACCGTCGCCTGCCGCGCCGGGAGTCTGCCGTGACAGGTCGCCCGTGCCGCCACGGGGGCTTCCGCGCACCGCGCCTCTGCCGGCCAGCATGCCCGGGGATCGAACCCGTACTCTGCCGGGTTCGGCCGGACGCCATCACGGTCTTCCGTGTTCGTCGCGAGCAACTTGCCCACCCATGCGCAGAACGTCCGCGGTTCATCCCCGGGCGGGCGGCCAACACTCCGGAAACGGTTCCCTGGCGATTGCGTTCTCACAGCCGGAGGTTTGACCGCGCGCGGCCGATGGCTGCGACGGCTCTCGGGCGACCGCCGCTGCGCGGCCCGT